CCAGGTCGTAAAATAATTCAGGCTTGTATAGGTAGAAGCAGTGCCGATCGTAGCCGCGGAATGGCACGCAGTGCACCATGAGCCCTTCGGGTCGACAGGCTCGGTGGATCGTGCGGAAACATTCGGCCTGATCGAAACAGTGTTCAGTGGTGCCGTGGTTGGTGACGAAGTCATAGACGCCATCGAGGTTGATCGGCTTGTTGAGATCGTAGCGGTGCGCGCCGAACTTGCCGTCGATGTCGATCGATTCGTATTCGAAGCCGAGCGCGCGCATCAGATCGCCCGCTGACACCATGTCGGACGGCACCGTGACGCCGAAGCTGCCGAACAATTCAGTGACCAGCTCCGGGCATTTCTTGACGAACAATTCCTGCGAGCCGAGATCGAGCACGCTGCCGGGCTGCAGCAAACCGTGCCGCGCCATCCAGACGTAGACGCTGAGCCCGATGCGGCCGAGGCCCATTCAGATCACGATCAACGCGAAGATCAACGCGCCGATCGCAGCGCCGACCCAGAACGGCCAGATGACCGTTGGTCGCGTCGGCGGGCAATCGCAGATCATGTTCGAGCCGTCTCCGTGCGGGCATTTCATCGCGTCACGATCCCGATGCCGAGCCGCCTGCCGGTCATCATCTCGACGGCGCGATGGCCCGCCTCCGCCTTGATCTCGCGCCACAGCTTGCCGACGCTCTTGCGCATGGTGATGTCGTGAAACGCCACCACGCGACCGAGCCGACCGAAGTTCTCCCAATCGGCCTTGACGCCGTCATAAGTGTGATCGCCGTCGATGAAGACGAAATCATAGGGGCCGGACTTCTTGGCCCAGCGGATCGAGTCGACCGATCGGCTGTTGTCGAACAGCACCGCCGCGTCGAAGCCCGCGCGGCACAGGTCGGCGATGACGATGCGCAGGAATGGCGCGGTGTCGATGTCATAGGCGACGTTCGGGGCGAGATCGATGCAGCGAAGCCTGGCACCCGGCGCGGCGACGGCGGCCATCATCTTCAACGTCTGACCGAACATCGAGCCGATCTCCAGGATCGACTTCGCGCCGCGCACGCGCTGCAGCATCCAGGTGAACTCGACCGGGTCCTGTTGACCGTAGGCGTGATCCAGCTCTGAGATGTTGGAGATCACTTCCCCTTGGCCGCGAGCTTCTGGAACCGCTTCTTGCCGTATTTCTTGCGCCCGATGTAGGCCGCCAACGCGCCGGGGTCCTTCACCTTGCGATCATGAAACTTGTGCTCGAGGGCAGCGAAGCGCTTCCCTGATCCCAACCGGGCCTTTGCCATTGCACGTCTCCCTAGTGAAGCACGCCGAGCATGCCGAGCACGAACAGCGGCCACAGCGCCATGATGACTACGAAGCCGTTGTCGGCGTAGGGCGTCTGCATGAGAGCGATGGCCACCAAGCAGCCGATCGCTAGATAAGCACCAGCGATGATTGCGATGATCGCGAGCCAGCTCACCCGGTGTAAGGCGGCTTGTTGCGCATGTCGGACGGCGGCATCGATGCCTCCATGCCGCTGGTGCCCTGCTTCATCTGGCCGATGCATTTCGAGGGATCGCCGCCGCAGATCGGGCAGCCAGCCGCTGAGTCGAGGCCCATCGGACACGCCATCTTGGCGTTGCCGGAGCCGCCGCCCATCGAGTTCATGTCCATTGCCATTCGGTCACTCCTTGAGGCTATTTCCTTGTTTGCCTGTAGAATCGGGCGCACTTACGCCGGGCGGCAGATAGCTGGGATCGAGTGTCCGCAGATAGTCTGCAATGGCCTTCCCGAACATCGCTATCGAACCCGCATTAGTGGTCGGGCATAGCGCCCTATTGAATTCCAGCACCGGCATTGTCGGTCCGAACTCGGCTATCAAGGTATTGAGCCTGGTTCGACCTTCCTTGCTGACGCTGTATCCCATGAAGTCAACACGGCCATCGCCATCGTCGACACCATATGCGTATAGATCGACTTGACTCCAGCGCTCGATCTCGTCGCAGATGGCGCGCGTCAATTCGTCCGCGCGCGTGGCCATTTCTTTAGGCTCGCTTGCCGACGCCCTTGGCACCGACGACGCCCTTGGTCTTGCCCTGCTTGGGCGACGCGGGCTTGCCGGGGCCCTTGCCGGTCTGCTTGTTGACGAATTTCTTGACCTTGGTTCCCATGATTTAGCTCTTTCTGTTTGCGCCGGGTGTCTGCGGCGTGCGCATGTGACGCGCGAGCGCGTCGGTGAGATCGGAGGTGGCTGACGCGCTGGCCTTGAGTGCGAACTTGCGCGACGGCAGCGGGTTCGGCGGCTTGGTCGGCACGCTCGGTGCCTTCGGCTCGCGCGGCGCGGTGTTGTGGCTTCCCTTGGTGCGCATGATTGGCTCCTTTTTCAGTTTGTTGGCATCCGAGTAACGATGAAGAGCCAACAAATCAGCACGATCCAGAACAAGGGATACACGATGAACATCACTTCCATGATATTCATGATCGCCTAGCTTTGCATGACCGGCTTGATGATGCGCGACGGCACCGGCTCGATGATGAAGACGGCCGCGCCATTGGCGAGGATGTTGACGGCGGTGAGCTTCATCTCGGCGGGGAAATTCTCGAACTTGGCGCGCACGTTGTCGGGCGAGGTGAACTCGAACGTGATCTTGGGGAAATTCATCTGCTGCGAGGGAATCTGGAATGCAGGTGTCGTCATGATCGCTCCGGGAATTTGATCGCGGTCCACACGATCAGCACGATAAGCCCGAACAGCGCCAGCCCGCAAACATTGCGCGGGTCAATGCCAGCCTTCGAACGGTTGCCAGCCACCGAAGCGACCATGGGTTTTCATCCAGCGGTTCGTTTCGATCTCGACACGGTCGCGAGCGATCCTGACACATTCCGGGCAGGCGCGTATCGGCCCGCCGTGACCGGAGCTCTGGCGCGCAACGATGATGAAGTCCGCGTCATGCTTGCGGCACCACCAATCGTAGTGGATGCCGGGCGAGATCATTGCTTCGTCGGTGGCGGCTGCGCTGACTGAGTGCTGCCGTTGCTCTTCGGTGGCGGCGGTGTGGTGGCGAGCGGCTGTTGCAGCGGCTTGCCGGTGACCGGGTCGATCGTCACCATCGTGTTCGCCATCGCGTCTTCGGCTTCCTTGGCGACAACCTCCTGATCGGCCGCGTAGTCGAAATCCTCGGGCAGATAGCCGTATCGGATGGCGGCGTCGACGATGGCCTCGCCGCTGATGTCCTTGTTGGTGCGCAACTGCATGTCGGCGGTGAAGCCGACGCCGTCGTTCATGCCAGCAACGAAGTCCTTGGTGACGAGCACTTCCGGCTCGAACGTGGCGTCGCCGAGCCAATCGGCGGTGAGTTGCCAGCATTGCTCGAGGGCGTCGGCGAAGCGGATCGCCCAGGCCATGACCTGCGAATTGGCTTTCACGGCGACCTGGCCGGTGGTGATCACCGTGAGATTGCTCTGCGTCAGCGGCTGCATGCCGAGATCGCGCATCTCGGTGCGGGTGTTCTGCAACTTGTCGAACACGATCTTGATCGACATGCCCGCTGGCTCCACCGCCTTGAAGTCGCCTTGCGGGCCAGCGGCAGGCGGCGGTATCCACACCACCGAGCGCGGGCCAACCACGAGCGGGTCTTCCGGCTTGTCGACGCCGATCCCGGCGTACATCGGGAAGCCGGTGAGATCGAGAATGTTCTGGAGATTGCTCTCCTCGTTGTATTCCTGAATTTGCAGATCGGCGACGGTCTTGAGCGGCGGCGCGATGATGTAGCTGCCTACCTTGCGCTCGCCGGTGATGAACGGCACCAGCGGGATCACGCCGATGGTGTAGACGCCCTCGTCGACCACCTGCCAGATTTGCGGCGAGGTCGAATTCGGCGGCGGCCGGATCAATTCCCACAGCTTGTAGGTCGGCACGCCCCACTTGTTGGGCTTGCCAGCGATGTCGCGCCCGATGACCTCGCGGTCCATGACGCGCACGCGCTCGACCAGCACTTCGAGGTAGCCGTCGAGCGTGATCTGCGGCTCCAGCACGCGCGCGTGCGTGATGATCTCGATCTGGTTCTCCCAATCGGAATACACCGCGATGACGGCGGTGGCCGGGATGAAGCACCAGTACGGACGCAAGTTTTGCGCGGCCTCGTCGGCTTTCGTCAGCGCGAAGCCGTCGGCGCGCGGCGTCGGCTTGCTGTAGTCCACCAGCACCCAGGAGATGGCGTGGTTGAGCGCGTCGCGAAACCATTCGTTGGCGAACACATGCAGCGATCGCCCCATGCCGTCGATGTTCTCTTCCAGCGTCTCGTATTCCGTTGGCGCGTCCTTGAGCTTCACCTCGCGCCCGAACGGCTTGGCGCTGAGATTGCGCAGAATGTCTTCGTAGATGTTGGTGAACGGGGTCTTCGCCAGCCGCAACGTATAGGGATCGTAGCTGCCGCCGCGACTGTCCTTCGAGTTCGGCTGCTCTTCCTGAAACCGCGGGAGATATTTCTCGCCGGCCAGGCGCATGGCCTCGGTGCCGCCGAGAATGGTGTCGACCTTGTTCCAATACGGCACCATCGCCTCGTAATCCGCCGAGCGTGTCGACGGATCGGTGCGCGGATTGCCGCTCTCAGCTACGTCGCCGACGGTCATGGAATTTGCCACCACATCGCTAGGAGAACGATCACCGGGGCGAGCACGAGAACGCCGATGGCAGCCCAGAGGATCAGGTTGAGCGCGACGCTGTTCGTCTCGATCGTCACGCCTTGCGCTCGTCGCCCTTGGCGTGTGAACGTTGGCGGCGCTGAGCGGCGGTCATGGGCTTAGCGCCGATCGACGGGCGACCGCGCTTTTTCGGGAACACTCTTGCACGCTGGTTGCCGGGGCACAGGCCCCAATGCGTCTGCGCGCAGATTTTGCACTTGGGTGCGTCCATCAATAGCCTCCGAGCTTGAGCTGCGGCACGGCGCGACGCAACGGTTCGATGGCGTAGCGCAGGCTGTCGATGGTGTGGTTCTTGTCGTCGGCGAGCTTGGGCAGGACTTGCTCGGTGAGCTTGTCGATCTCGTAGCTGTAGGTCGCCAATTCGTCCGCCACGTGCTTGCAGCGCGGGTGCACCACGATGTCGTAGCTCTTGAGAAATTCGACGCCTTCCTCGATCGAGCCGACGCCTTTGACCGACGCGCGCATCTTGGGAAAGCCGTGCCGCACCATGTAGGAGATGCTTTGCGGATTGGCGCTGTCGGCGATGATCGGCCAAGCCAGAGCACCCGGCACCTTGGCGAACAGCGCGGGCGTGTGATCCAATTCGCAGCCGACCTGCCAGGCCTCGGCGTCGACGTAGAGCGTGCGGCCATCGATCCAGCACCGCACCAGCACAGTGGGATCGACGCTGAAGCCCCAATCTGCGCCGAAATAGAACCGCGCATCCGGCGGCGTAGCGAACTCCTCGATCCTCCAATTGTGGAAGACCCGCGCCTCGCTGTTGGTGAGGTACTCGCCGAGCCAGACGTGCTTGTAGCGTTCCGGATCGCGGCGGCGATCGTATTCCATCTCGTCGCGCAGCTCTTGCGGGAACCAGGGGTTGCTCTCGTAGTTCGCCTGCACCACCGCCGCGTCCGGTGGCTTCTCCTTGCGCAGGAGCTCGTCCACGGCGTCGCGCGGCGACCGCGGGTTCCATGAGAACCACAGCTCCGAGCCGGGCTCGCGAATGGTCGGGCGCAGCAGCGTCAGCGAGCGCTTCGACAGCCCTTGCGCCTCTTCCACCCAGGCGATGCGGTAGCCTTCGAGCGATTTGATGCTCTCGGCGGTGTGGTTCTGCATGCCCTGGAAGATGATGATGCCGTCGTAGGGCGTCTCGATATGGCTGTCCAGGATGCGGAATTGCGAGCCGACCTTGAGGCTGGCGATCTTGTCCTCGATCAGCCGCTTCACCGATTGTTCGAGCGATCGCTGTATCTCGCGCACGCACACCGCGCGGGTGCGCCGCTTGAGGCATTCCGCCACCAGACTTTCGGCGAAGAAGTGGCTTTTGCCCGAGCCGCGACCGCCATGCGCGCCCTTGTAGCGGGCGGGACCGAGCAGCGGGCCGAACACTTGCGGCGTTTCGATGCTCAGCTTGCGCATGATGCGTTGCGCGATTATTGCGTGCGCGAGGATTGCCCGTCGATCGTGGGGCCGATCAGCACGCGCTCGATGACGTTCACCTGTTCGAGCTGGATCGCGCCACCGTCCGCGCCGGTATGCTCGACGCGTGCGAGCTTGGGATAACCGTATTCCATTAGCGTCGAGGCGATGTCGCACGAGGCCATGACGTATTTCACCAGCCGATCGCGCACCTTGTCGGGCAAAGACGCAATTAATGCGTTCTGCTCTTCGACGCTCTTGGCACCGGCAACCGGCGACAACGCGATCTGGCGGATCAGCAACATGCCCTCGGCGAGTATCTCGGGCGGCGTGGTCTTGAGTTTGCGGCAGACCTCGAGCACCGAGATCAGGTTGTCCCGCTTCAACAGCGTCGCCTTGTTGAGGGTGCCGGTGATGCGGCCGCCCATCAGACAGATTCTTTATTGTTTGGGGATGTTTTCCCATTCCGCTTTGCGTCGATCGCGTCCAGTTGCTCGAAGATGTCAGCGAGTTGGGCGACGGTGGGCACGGCGGGAGCCGGGCCAATGTTCGGACGGCGGTTGGGGGATGATTCGCGCGTGATGTCGGACATGGTCAACACCTCGAAACAAGGCTTCCGCACGGCACAAAGTCGCTGCGCGGGCACTCGTTTTTATCGAAGGACCGTAACATCAGCAAGGTGGACGTGTACCACCCGTTGTGCTCCGAAACAAGACCATAGGCAAGATATGCGCTCGCCCTGCACCTTGATGCATTCGAGCACCTGGTTGACCAGCGAGCCGCGAAACATCTTCAGCCGTTCGCCCGGGAGCACCGCGCCGAGCCGGAAATAACCGTGCCGTTCGGCGTCGATCAGCGCGTCCACCTCGCTATCGCGCACCGCTTCCGGATGCTCGCATGTCGGCAGAACGGTAAGAACGCCTTGCGTGCTGCCGACCGCTTTCCAGGCGTGATCCTCGATGTCGTCGATCGCCATCTTGACGAACAGATAGCCGCGAAACAGCGGTTCGAGCCGTTCGCACATGCGGCCGCGCACATAACGGCGCACCGTCAGCATCGGCAGATAGCATTCGAACGATTGATTGCGCAGACGCCGCAGCGCCTCGCGTTCCGCGTTCGGTTTGGATTGCACCACGTACCAGGCATGCGCCATTCCGCTGTGTTCTCCGGTGCATAACGCGCGGCAGGTTGGGTACAACCAGCACTAGAAATCCCGCCGATGACGCGATGAAGACGCCAGTTGTGTCGATTCGGTGCGTCTCGGCAAGGGTCAATTACAACTTCCTCCTGTACTTGACGGATGCGCAAAATTTGCGCACTCTCAACGAGAGTTGAGAGCCAGAGCCGAACGGGGAATGCCACCGAAGACACGGTACTAATGGCCGCCGACCCCTCGTCACCGCTGAATGTCACGACCGACGCAAGATGCCCGCATGTCTCGCGCGCCGCTCTTGCGATCCAAAAGACCGAACGTCTGCACCTGATCGCGCGAATGTCCTTCGCGACCGCTGTACCGCGATCTGCACCGCCGCCGCGCCGCTTCAACCCACGCGCGACGTCGAGACGCGAACGCCCGCAGTGATGCGACGCCGCTTCGCAAGACGTTATCAGCGCCACGACCGGGGGTCGTGCAAAAACACTTTCGTCGATCATGTATTACGCGCGAATGCCCACCGTGGCCGCTGTAGCGCCGAGGCGTGATCGTCATCGTGTTCAATACGGCCGCCTGCTGAACAACACGCGCACCAAGTCTCCGCGCGATGCAGCCGCGAGCCGACGACCGCAACTCGATCGGAACAACATTGCACCAAGTCTCCGCGATGCCGATCGACGCGCGGACAAAGCGAAACGTTGCTGCCGAGCAACCGGTAAGGCGGTCTCGGCAGCAATTGTTTCGCGCGGAGCCGATCACGAGGAAGTAGACGGATTCAATTCCAGCGCCTCGTTGCAATAGGCGGTATGCCGATCGGCTCCGCGCGGAACAACCCGCACAACAGATGGAGACTGACATGACCAAGCTCACCACGCCGCGTGGCTTCACCGTTCGTCCACGCAAGGCAAACGAGCCCGTTGACAGCGGGCGCGGCAATTACGTCGTCGAAGAAAACGGCGGCGCCGTTGTCGCGTGTGCATCGCGCGACGCCGGCGTGCGTCTCGCGTTGCGCGCCGTTCTCGACGCATGTCCCGCGCCGGGCGCGAAGATCGCGATGCGTACCATTCGCAAATGGGGTTGAATTGCAGTCCGTGTCGTCTCGCAAGAGACGACACGAACGGCAATCCTGCCGAAGACGATGGAGACTGACGATGGGTGCTCACAATTGTTCGATGACGTTTCGCGCCGATACCTTCGCGCAAGCCAAGGAAAAGGCGATGACGTTTCAACGACAAGAGCAATACGAGAACGGCCACGGTGGCTACAGCGGCCATCTCGGCACCGCCGGGGTCGGCGTGCAACGCGTGTTGCAGACGTTCGCAACGCGCGAAGCCGCCGAGGAATGGATTCTCGACAACCACAAGAAATGGGACGTGCCGATGCTTGCCCGCATCGGCAACACCGACGAATGGCTTCTCGCCGGTTGGTGTGCCTCCTGAATGCAGCGCATGCGCCGAGAGCATCGGCGCATGATCGGCATTCCGCCGAAGACGATGGAGACTGACAGATGTGCAAGATCAACAACGGCATGTTCGCTTATTGGTCCGCCCTTTGCGAACGCAACCACGACGACCCGATCGGCGTCACCGCCGAGGCGTTCGACGTCGAACGCATCGAGGTCGAATTGGTTGTCGGCAACGATCTCGCCCACGAAGACTGAAATGCAGCCCATGTCGTTGCGCAAGCAACGGCATGAACGGCATTCCGCCGACAACGAAGGAGACTGACATGACCATCGAATTCCGAACCAACGAATACCGATTTGCTCACGGTCACACACCGCGTGGCTACGGCAATTGGGCATTCTTCTTTCATCCGTCGCGTCGCATCGAAGACGCGTTTTGGGTGTGGGGAATGTATTCGGAAGCGAAGAAAACCGCTCGCGTCGAGGCCAAACGCCGAGACGTCGAGGAAGTTTTCGTCGGATCATAATGCAGCGAAGCGCGCCTCTCAGGCGGGGCGCGTCACGGTGCATTTTGAAAAGGAGACACCAATGACTGAGGAAGATTTCCGCAAGGCGCTGGTCAAGCTTGGCATCAAGACCCAAGCCGAGGCCGCCGCCGTGCTCGGCGTGAAACTTCGCACCGCGAATGGCTACGCCAACGGAATGAAGATACCGGCAATGGTTCAACGTTTCCTGCAAGTCTTGCAGGAGACGAAATACCCGGTGCAGAAATGGTTCTAGATTGCAGCCGATAGCCGTCGAGGGCGGCTATCAACGGCAATCCTGCCGACAATGGAGACTGACCGATGGCCTTCAAACACAAGAAGGTTCTGCATTGGGATGACGAGCGCCCATATGGCAACGGTTACATCGTGACCACTGGTTACGGCTGGGCGTTCGAGCCCCACGAAGATCATAACAATGCTTGCCACGTTCGCGGTTTCGACACCGCGCGCGAGGCTCGCGCCGATCTCAAATGGGTCGAGCCGTGCTCATGCCTTCGATGCACGTCCAAAGGCAAAGAGGGATAAAGATTGCAGCCCATGCGTCGCATCTCGCGGCGCATGTTCGGCAATCCTGCCGATAATGGAGACTGACAATGCAAAAGATTCCGTTCGAAGACACCTGGATTGGCATGCTGTCCGCCCTCGTGTCGCTGACGTTGTTCACGTCGTCGATCGCCGTAATCGCCGCCATCGTTTGCGGCATCGTGCGATGACGTGCGTGGGGGATTGGATGCGCCTCAGCGTTGGCGATCTCGTCACCGCTGAGGGTGGACGGCACATCGGCCGCGTCGAGAGCATCGCGCACTCGGCGCGCGTTCGCGTGTGCTGGTACGAGACGGGATGGCATGAATGGTTCGACCTCGATCAGATCGAGCGCATCGAGCCGCGTCATGCGCTGTGGAAGATGTTCCATCCAGACTGAAAACGTCGCCTGACGTTTCGGGCGCGCCTCCGCTGCGGGGCGCGTTTCCGAAGCGCCTTCGCTCCCTCGCATCCCGCGAGGCACAAGGGCTTCACATGGAGACTGACATGACTAAGAGTGAGACTATCGCAAACGATGTCGCAGCACTTCTCCGCGCTCGCAACCCGCTGCTGTGGGTGGTCACGCGCGAAGAGGAACGCGTCGAGCGTTATTTGTTCGGCGCGGCAGCCGCCGCTGGTTACGTTCCCTACACGTGGGACGTCGGCCAGGGCGTCGCCGACATTGCAGGGAAGGTGCAGGACGGACGGAACGGCCAGCAAGAGATCGGCGGTCCCGACCCGTCTGCAACGCTTGCCGCGATCAGCGAGCGCACCACCAAGGAGGGGCGTTTCGTGTGGATCATGCGCGATCTGCACGTCTGGCTGAAACAGCCGGCGGTGCAGCGCCAAGTGGCAAATCTTGCCCGTAAGCGAGGCGAGACGCCGAAGCAAAGCGCGCAGGCGCTGATCATTCTGACCTCGGACCCGAATGTGCCGCCGGAACTGGCGGGGCATGCGACCGTGATTGAATGGCCGTTGCCTGATCGCGCCGAGATCGCGGAAATTCTCGACATGGCCATCGAGGTCATGCCCGAGGATCAGCGCGAGACGGCGGCTCCCAATGGTCAGCGAGAAGCGGCGATCGACGCCGCGGTCGGGCTTTCCGGCGAAGAGGCGAACGCGTGTTATGCGCGTTCGCTTGTGCAGCTTCGAAAGATCGATCCGGCATTGGTCGCAAGCGAGAAGAAGCGGGTCATCGCGCGCGAGCGCGTGCTCGAATGGATCGAGCCCATCAAAGGCGGGCTCGACGCCGTCGGCGGCCTCGACAATCTGAAGTCGTGGGTTGGCTCGCGCGCCATCGCTTACAGCCCGCGTGCCAGGGAATACGGCTTGCCCGCGCCGAAAGGCGTGCTGCTCGTCGGCATCTCCGGCTGCGGCAAGACGCTGACCGCCAAGGCGATCGCCACCGCTTGGGTCTGCCCGTTGCTGCGGGTCGATCTTGGGGCACTGAAAAGCAAATTCGTCGGCGAGTCCGAGCAGAATTTGCGCAAGGTGTTTCAGGTGATCGCCTCCGTCGGGCGCTGCGTTGTCTGGTTCGATGAACTCGAAAAGATGATGCAGGGTGCGACGTCGGGCAGCGCAGATGGCGGCGTGTCATCTGACGCGTTGGGCGCGATCTTGACGTGGATGCAAGATCGCCAGGGCGAAGCGTTCGTGGTTGCGACCGCGAACGACGTCTCCGCCCTGCCGCCCGAACTGCTGCGCAAGGGCCGCTTCGATGAAGTCTTTTTCGTCGATCTGCCCAACGCAACGGAACGCGTTGCGGTGCTCAAGGCCGCGCTCAAGCAATACGGGCGCGACGCGAGCAAGGTCGAGGCCGCAGGGCCTTACGATCTTGAAAGCGTCGCCAAGAATTGCGAAGGGTTCACCGGCAGTGAGATCGCCGCCATCGTGCCCGACGCAATGTTCGCGGCGTTCGCCGACAAGGAACGCGAATTGAACTGCCGCGATCTCAGCGTCGCCGCGAAAACCGTGGTGCCGCTGTCGAAGACGGCATCGGAGAAGATCGACGCATCACGCAAATGGGCGGTCGGGCGCGCACGTCCGGCGACAGCCGAAACCACAACGAGGGACGTGCAGCCGCGCGTCCGTCGCGTTCTCGACATCTGATCGCAGCCCATGCCCGTCGCACGTCGCGGCGGGCATGCACGGCGATCCTCGCCGACGACTCAACCCGAGTCGTAACACCATGGAGACTGACAATGATGACCATTCAAACATCCACCCTTCGTCCTGGGCTGCTCGTCTCGCTCAAGACCTCGGTGACCGGCAACGTTTCCTACGCCAAGCAGACGCTTGAGCGCGAGAAGCGCACCGCCGACGGTGCATTGAAGGCGCGTTGGGAAACCGAGCGCACCATCACCGACCCCGAGGAACACGAGGCAGCAATCCGGGCGCGATCGGCGGCGGGCGTCGCCATCCGGCGCGTCTGCGCAACGTCCGCGTTCGGGCTGCTTTGCCCCGAGTCGCAGGCGGGCGATCTGGACGAGGCCATCAAGGCGGCTCGCAAGATCGCAGACGATTTCAATTCGTCCGCGAAGCTGACGCGGCTGACCGTTCACGTCATCACGGGGCGCATTGCCGCCGATGATGTCGAGGCGGTGCGCGCGATCAACGCCGAAGTCCGCGAGCTGATCGAAGCCATGACCGCCGGCGTGCAGAACGTCGACGTGAAAGTGGTTCGCGATGCCTGCAACCGCGCCCGTTCGCTCGGGCAAATGTTGCAGCCCGAGGCGCAGGCCCGCATCCAGATGGCGATCGACGCCGCGCGTTCTTGTGCCCGTCGCATCGTTCAAGCCGGTGAACAAGCGGCACAAGAGATCGACCAGCGCACGTTGCGTTCGTTGGCCGAAAGCCGTTTGGCGTTCATCGATCTCGACGAGGAGAAGGCCGTCGTGGCGCAAGCCGCCAACCGACGCGCCATCGATCTCGATCCGGTCAAGCCCGTCAAGCCCACCAAGGCGAAACGTGCTGCCGCCTGATCGCAGCCCATGTCCCGGCGCAAGCCGGGGCATGAACGGCGATCCTGCCGAACTAGGGAGACTGATATGGCTTGCGAAACAAGACTGAAACCACGCCAGACGATCCGTCAGCGCATCGACGAGGTCAAAAAGGTTGTCGCGAAACTCGACAGCCGTCTCGTCAACGGGCGCGTCAAGGTCAAGATCGGCCCAAACGGGGCGATCGCCTTCGACGGGTTGACCGACGAGGAACGCGACGGCGTCACCGACGCCTGCGCTTATCGGATGTTGCAGGTGAGCGGTTCTGCACTCGCTCTCGCGAAGATCGAACAAGCAGAAATGCTCGCCGGACGTTCCGTCGATCGAACGGTCGTCAATTCGGGCTTCCACAGCCACGATGGCGGCAAGACTTGGCACCACGGACATTGAGCCATGCGAAAGCTCAAATGTCCGGCGGAAGACGCGCCTTGCGATGACCCGCGCTGCAAGATCGGGTTCTGCATTACGCGGTGGCGAGATCAAATCCCGCCACCGCCCAAGCCCATTCGCACGATCGATGATCTGCTCGATTACATCATCGATCATGGAATAAAGTGATGAAGGGAGACTGACATGACCAGAAAGAAGCAAGTGCAGACGCTCAAATGCGTCATCTGCGGCGATTCGATTCACGATGGTCACGGATGGAAAGACGGGCACAACGCCGCGCCCGTAGCCAATGGCCGTTGCTGTTCGATCTGCAACGCCACCCGCGTGATACCGGCGCGGATGCTTGCATTGGTGCAGCAAAAGAAATGATTGCAGCCCATGCGGCGCGCGTTGCGCCGCATGAACGGCGATCACCGCCGATATGGAGACTGACAATGACCAAAGCAGAAATGCGAAACCAGGTGGCTGAGATCGCTGCGCAGATTGGCAGCGAACTCATGCCCGACAACGATCAATGGGTGAACCGCTTCACCGTGCGATCGGACACCAAGGACGCGGTCTATGTGGTCGCGCAGCGGCGCTCCGATGGAACGTGGGGTTGCGGTTGCTGGGCCTGGAAACGACACCGCCGCTGCAAGCATCTCGGCAGGATTCTGGAACGTCTTGCCGCTGTGCCGCAGCGCGCGTATTTCGAGCCGTCGACGATCGTGATGTTGAGCAAGGCGCGTTTGGCTCATCTCGATTTCGAGGCCAAGCCGGTGCAGCTCAACGCCGCCAAGCGCCGCGTGCTCGATCTGTGATCCGCGTCCGCCCGTCTCACTCTAATCAGGGAGACGCCAGCGTGGAAAAGGGGTTTTCGACGCGGCGGGCGCGGACTTAGATTGCAGCCCATGCGGCATCTTCGGATGGCGCATGATCGGCAATCTCGCCGGAAATGGAGACTGAAAATGAAGATGATCGAATATCGCAAGATCGCGCCCGCTATCAACGCCGATCTGAAAGCCACGCTCGCCAAACACGGCTTCAACGTGAGTCGTCTGAGCGCGAGCGTCAGCGAACTTGACGGCACCGTGCGGTTCAGGATCGATGCCGCCGATGCCAATCTCAAGGACGCGAACGGCGCGAAGACGACGCCGGAGGCCGAGCGGTTCAAGCTCAACGCGGATATATTCGGCATGCCGTTGAACTGGTTGGGCGCTAAATTCGTCGCCAACGGGCGCGGATACACGCTCGTCGGCATGCGCGAGACGCGTTCGCGCAAATGCCTGGTTGTCACCAGCGATGACGGCAGAACGTTTCACGCCAGCATCGATCTCGTGAAGCGCAACTTGCGCAACGTCGCCTGGATTGCAGCTCATGCGCCATCCTCGGGTGGTGCACGACTACAGAAGAAGACTGATCATGGCGACCAAGCAAGAACTCGACGACGCCGAGATCGCCACCATCACGGTTACGCAAGCGCGCGAACTCGAGGTCGAGAATGAAGCCTTGTCATTGGCGATCGATCAGGCGCAAGCCAAGGTCTTCAACGGCGACGTGAAGAAGGCTTTGGTCATCATCGAGATCACGACCGACTAGATTGCAGCCCATGCGCCGCCGCAAGACGGCGCATGACCGGCAATCCTGCCGACAACGTGGAGGCTAAAAAAATGGCTGATCCCAACCCCAATGCCAATGTAAACAGTTCGATCGATCGACGGCGCGAAGAGCGTCAGATGGCCGATCAGCTCGGGCAAGAAGCGATCAACCGCGTGACCGAACTCACCGCCGGTCAATTGGCGATCTGTCAGGCGCAGATCGCGTTCGTCGCTACCGCCGCGCATTACCTCGGCGACAGCTTCAACGCCATTGCGCATGCCATGTCGCAGATGATCCAGCAGACCGAAAGGGCGCGCGACGAAGCCAAGCGCCGCGCGTAAGCTGATACGGCCCAGATTCGGGGGAGGGGGCGCAACCACGCGCCCCCTCTTCTTTGATTGCAGCCCATGTTCGTCGTGGCGAGCATGAACGGCAATCTTGCCGACATGGAGACTGAACATGAAACCAACCGCAATGGTTCCGCGCGAGGCGTTAGCGCGGAAACCCAAGCACGGCTCTCCCTGCAACGGGTGCGGGCTGTGCTGCATGGCGACGCGATGCATCGTCGGCAAGCATTTGTTCGGCGGCGAATTCGGGGTCTGCCCCGCGTTGATGCGCGTCGACACCAACGGATACACCTGCGGTGCGGCACTGATGACGTCGGGGCCGACACGCGACGCGGTCATGTTGCTCATTCGCGCTGGCGAGGGCTGTGATGCCCGCTTCAACGGCGAATGGATCAACGCCGCGTTTCACCGTCAGCAAGACGAAGCCGACGCGCGCAACGCCGACGCCATCGCGCAAGCGAAGGCGATGCTCGGGATCAAGGGAGACTGACAATGATCAACCAGATGGAAAAAGACTTTCGCCGCTTGTATCGCGAGCGCGTAGGCAAGGCGGCCGAGGACATCATCGAACTGTGCGCGATCGCGGGGTTGCCGCATGCGGTCGCGTTGCAAATCATCGCGGTCGAAAGCCTGTCGTTCGTGGCGACTCTGACATCGCAATTCACCAGCATGACCGAGCAGGACTTCGCTTATTTTACGAACATCGCGTTCCGCAACGCGCGCGCCGAGCAAAAAAGAGAGCAGTCGTGAGCACGCGCCCGATCCTGCCGCCCGTGCTCGTACCGTTGGAACACCTGCACGAACTGGAGAGTCTCAACAAGACCGAATTGATCGATCTGTGCTGGTGGATATGCGTCTCGCGCGGCTCGTTCCTGCTATCGCCGCTCGGGGAGTTTCGCCTGCATCGCGATCGCGTGCTGGCGATCCGTGCCACCGAGGATTGGCATTTGAGAAAAGAAAAAAAAGCTTGCGCCCATGCCATCCCCGTCCAACCATCTGAATAGCGACATCGCAGCCCATACCGCAGCACACCGCTGCGGTATGCACGGCGATCCCGCCGCGAACGTCACAGACGTTCGAACACAATGGAGACTGAACATGACCACGACCAACATCGACGGTGCCGTTGCCAAGCTCAAGATCGTCGCGGCAAAGAAGGGAAAGAAGACGCCCTATGCGGGCAAGGAAGCCCGCAAGAGCAAGCTCCCGATCCCGCCGCGACCGGTCGCGCAACAAGCCGCATCCGCCGCGCGCAAGCCCGACGTCGATGACGTCCCGGAATTTCTCAAGGTCGAGAACCGGGTTCCGCTCGCGCCCGAGCAGAAGAGCAAGGTCGACGCCATTCTGGCGGCGGCGGCGACCCCGAACGTGAAGCAGGGCGAGCTGCGCGAGAAGCAGAAAGAGGCGAAGAAGGAGAAGTCCCGCGTTCGCGTCGAGAAACTGCTGGCGCAGAAGGACGGTGCCAGCGCCGCCATGCCGCTCACCGGCAAGGCGGCGCTGCGCGCGATCGCCGAGCAAGCCGTCAAGACCGTGCCGATCACCAAGGTTCCGGCTGATCGATCCCCGGGCATGGCGCGTCTGCGCAAATCCGGGCAGGCGGAGGCGATCAAGGCCAAGACCATCGCCGAGAACGAGGCGGCAACGGCGGCAAAGCCCGCCCAAGCCACAGGGAAGGCCAAGGATGCGTCCAAGGAGGCGAAGGGCTCTCAGACAGCGCCCAAGGCCGAAAAACGCGCCAGCGCGCCCAGAAAGGGCACGGCGAAGCCGTTCTACAAGGAAGACGACGGCAAGCGGGCGGTGCAGATGATGCGTCGCCAGCTTGGGGCCACGTCGAACGAGATGCAGAAGGAACTGAAATGGACCGGCTACATCGTGCGCCGGTTCGTGCGCGACGTGGTGCGCAAGTCCAACAAGATGGGCCTGCGTTGCGTCATGATTCGCGACGGCGGCGAGACTCGCTATAAGATCACGAACTGACCCTGCCCAACGCGGCGAGCCCTGTCATCGGGGCTCGCCGCTTTTTTTTGGCCAATTCGTCAGCCGCAGCAGAACCGCCTGCGCCAATGCCAGCGTCGCAAAGTCCCCCACGCGGATACCGCCGATGCTGGCTTGGAATTCCTGCCCCACCAGCCCGTGCGCGCGATGCGATCGCACCGTCTGTTCGACGTGCAGCCGATACCCGTTGTTGTCGGCGTAATGCGTCTCGCGCCGCGCGTCAGCCACTCGATGCCATGTCGGCTTCATGCATCCCCGCGATCAGCTCGCGCGCCGCCTGCCGCAGCATCTTGGCCTCGCCGCAATATTCGAACACCGCGCAGGGGCGCGATCCCATCATCCATTTCTTCTGTTCGAGCGCGTTCTCGCCCGGCTGATGCGACGCCATCGCGTTGGCGCGATACTTGGCTGCGCGCTCCGATCGCCGCGACGGGGTGTTGACGAGGCTCGACGTCTCGCCCAGCGACGGCGAGAACACCCCGGGCTTCTTCTTCATCACCCAGCACGGCGATTTGTCGAACGCGCGCACCAGCGCCGGGTGCGCCGGGTAGGTGTGAAACCGATAGCCCGCCGCCTTGTACGTCTCGCCCAGCTTGTCGGCGAGCACCATCGCCAGCCCGAGCCCTTGATAGTCCGGCAACGTCACCAACCGCGACAATCCCTTGATGTCGTCGACCTTGCTGTGCGGGCGATGCAGAACCCCACCGAATGACGCGGGCACCCCCTCCACGAACAGCACGAAACACGCCGCCGCCTTGTGCAGATCGGCGGTCAGATAGTGAAACGGAGCGAACAGTCGCCACGCGCGGTGATCGACTCGCGCGATCTCGACGCCGAGGGGAGGTCGTCGTTGAACCGACCTCCATTGAAACGTCATCGTGGCTGGCTCGAATATCCAATCCGGCTGCAACCATTCGATCACGTCATAATGGCACGTCACCGCGATGAACTGCCGCTTGTGCTTGCGGATGAACTTCTGCACCGCATGCGAGCCGATCTTGGCGACCTGACGATCGACCACGGACGTGAACTCGTCCATCACGATCAGGTCCTTGCGCTCGAGCAACGCGCGCGCAATGCGCACCCGGAATTGTTCGCCGGTCGACAGCACATGATACGGCTTCATCCATGACGGGATGGTGTTGAACCCGACCGCGGAGCACGCATCGGTGACGTCCTGAATGCTCAGCGTCTTGGCGAAATCGTCCACCACCGCGCCCTTGCCCCAGGTGTCCTCGACCGGCGCGCCGAACAATTGCCGCGCGATCGTCGATTTGCCCGCGCCCGAGGGCCCCACGATCAGCCCGACGTTCCATTCGCGCTCGTCGATCGGCAACTCGCCGTTCCATTCGTGGCGCAGCACGTCGCGCGGCGGCACATCGAACATGCCCTCCAATTGCATGACGCGTGGCGTGCGCTGCAACTTGCTCTCGACCCTGACCTTGATCGGGATCATGAGATCAATGCCTCGACGTTGAGGCCCTGCGCCTGCAATTGCTCGATGATGCCGATCTGATGCGTCTCGCTGTCACATCGCACGATCACGGCGTAGCGCAGACCCTCCAATTGCGGCTTGGCCGTCTCGCCGGTGTCTTCGAGATCGAGCAGCGTGATCAGCGTCTTGTCGCCGAACCCCAGCAACGGCATGTCGAAGCCCGCCAGCTTCAATTCCCCCAATTCCAGCTTCAGCAACGGAATGTCCCACCCAGCATTGAGCGCGAGCTGGTTGTCCGACAGCCGATAGGCGCGCTTCTCGTCTTCGCTCCAGCCGCGCGCCACCGCCACCGGGAGCTCGGCCAGGCCGAGCAGTTGCGCCCCGCGCAGACGGCCGTGGCCGTAGATCAGCACCCCCTCCTCGTCGACCAGAACCGGCGCGGTGACGCCGTACGCCTGCATGCTGGCGGCGATCTGCGCCACCTGCTCCTCGCTGTGCGTGCGCGCGTTGTTGGGATACGGGATGATGTCCGCGAGCTTGCGCCGCTCGATCTTGTCGGCGGGCCATTCGCGCAATTTCTGCGCGGGCGGCTCGACGGGCGGCTTGGCGATCTTGGGTTTGGGCTGCTTCTTGGGCTTGCGCGCCATTCGCTCCCTCGCGAATCAGGCGCATACCCTAGCAGAATTGGGGCCTGCCGCTCTCACCCACTTCGACAGGCCGATACGGATGCGGAGTTGGATTCTTCACCCATATCACTGACGGCGGCGGAGACTGACGGGGGGAGCCGGGTGATCCTTCTCGGAGCAAACGCTCGACCCCACCTGCCGGTGAGCACCGTCTTGACGAGATATAATTATCGCGCCGCCTCCGTGTCAAATATTTGCATTAGTTCGTCATTGAAGTCAGAACCGATGCTCGACCACACGGCTTCAACTCTCGACACGCGCTGTCTCAATTGTCGCAACGCTCTTTCACTCGCCGCGCCGCGCTCTGCCAACACGCGCAGATAATTGACATTCGATATTTTGGGGAAATGCGCGATCGCGCCCACACTGCCAAGCGCCCACACCGGATGATATGTCGACCGCGCCGCAAGACACGTTTCGATGCCCTCCCCGATCGTGAGCACGCGATGCACCGGTTTCGGATCGAGCTTCACCGCTGATCCACCCACTGTGCCCAGCATCTTGCGTTCCGTCTTCGGCCAGAGAGCGGCGCGATCCAATCGGATACGATGAATGCCGGTCAATTCGTTATCCTTTATCGAACGAAATGCCGCCACCAGCGCTGGCACGACGCCCCCTTCCCACGCGCAACGCGGATGATACCGCAACGCCCCCAACGCGACGTCCGCCGTCAATTCGATGCCACGCGAATTGAGATAGCGTTCGGCCAACGTGTCGCGCGGATCGGTCGCCTGTTCCCATATCTCGAAAGCAAGCAAGTCACGATCCGATGTTCGTTTGACGTTCGGCTGTTTGGGTTTCTGCCGTTGCGTTGTTTGCTTCGGATCAAGCCCAAGTCGCCCATAGACGTAATCGCGACACGCACGCCAATCGTCGTTAGCGTGAGAATAAATCTTTAGCCCGTCGATCGTCGGACGCACCGCGAGAGAACGATCCGCCCGCCCATGCCCCGGACCAGGGCAGACGACTTGTCCGCCGCTGATCTTTCCTCCCAAGGCTGCCTGTATGCTGCGCAGATCGATCATAACTGCTGCTGCGGTCGAAAAGATCGACGCGATTTGCGCCATTCGAGGAACGTGTTCCCCTTATGTTGCGACAGACACAATTCATATTCGCCGAGGCAACATTCGCACCATAATTCGATTGCCACTCCGTGACGTCGAGATGATGGATTAGATGATGCCTCGCTGGGGACGATCGCGTGCGACGCTATGCCACCAATATCGACATTGGTTTCGAGCGTGCGTTTTGCATCCTCCGATCTGTTGTACGTCGTGACCGCCGCGTGATGCAGATTGCCGTTGTAGCCGCATTTCGGGCATTCCAAACACGCGAAACCATCCCCGACGGGAGCGATTCTCGGCAACGTTCTGAATTGCAGAACACGTTCTAATTTCCTGATTTCAGCCATTGATCGATGCTCCATTGTTGCCGATGCTCATGCGCTGACATCTCGCGATAATTCTTGTCGCATTCGCTGTGACGATAGGTGACCACCGTCATGTTGCCGAGAAGACAAGCGACGTTGGCATTCGGCTTGCCGCATATCTCGCAAATCTCCTTCCCGGTCATTGAAATTCCTCCACGTCTTCCTCGGTCAACAGCGTGCCAGGAATGAATTGCGGTTTGATCTTCGTGTCATCGATCTCGCTCTCGATCGGATTGTCACCGCCTTTGCCGTTCATGTAGCCGTAGCCGAAGCCGTCGGCGCGCGCCTTCGCCTTTCGAATGTTGCGACTCTTCATCCACGCGGCGAGGTCCATGCTCGGGGCGTCGAAATACGGCCGCCAGTCCATCGAATGTCGTTGCGGCCATACGCCATAGATTTCGCGGTATCGATGCGCGGCATAGCCATCCTTCTTGCCGTATTTCCGACTGTGCCAAAGCAATTGCGCGTAGACGCGCGCCTTATCCCTCGGTTCCTTGCCGAGCTTGCGCGCGATCGCCGCCTCCTTAATCTCGTCGGGGTCCACCTCCTGCAATGTGCCTGGCATCACGTAGACCGGCCGCCCATGATGTTCGGTCTTGTGCCCGCAGTTCGGGCACAACGCGAGCCGCGGCGGCTTGATGTATTTGCATTTCGGGCACGTCTTCGGGAGTTCTATCGGCACCTCAGCGTTGATCCGCGGTCGGCCGTTGTCGAGTTCGTCGTGATGGATTTGCGTCACGAGGCCCAAACGCGTCGTCGTCTCGCTGTGATCGAGCACGATCAGATTCGTCTTGCCGGGTGCCGTGCGCAGACCGCGACCAACGTTCTGCACCCATCGCATTTCAGAACGTGTCGGCCGACAATATGAAATGCACGACACTTCCGGCCAATCGCAGCCCAACCCAAGCACATCCACGTTCGCCACGACCTTGATCTCGCCGGACAGCATCTTCTCGCGCGTCTCCTTGCGCATCAACGATGGCGTCTTGCAATCCACGAACGCTGCGGGCACCCCGTTGGCATTGAATTCCTGCGACAAGCGCTCGGCGTGCGCGCGATCGACGGCGAAACAGATGGTCGGACGACCCTCTGCCTTCTCGATCCATGTCTGCACGATGTCAGCGACGAGCTTCTTGTCGCCCATCACTTGAATGAGGTCTTCCTCGACGTAATCACCATCAGCACCAGCGCGCTTTCGCACCCGGGAAAGATCGGGGTTGATCGTACCGGCAAAGACTTTGATCGGCACAAGCGTACCCTGCTTGATCATATTGCCGATGCTGTTGCCCACGACGAGCTTGGTGAAATACGCGCCAAGCCCACAACGCCACGGCGTAGCCGACATGCCGATGATCGGCACTCGTCTGTCGCGCTCACCGGCAACCCACGTTCCCATGAATTGCCACCAGCAATGCACTTCGTCGATCAGCACGAGGTCCATGCTCGGAATCTCGCGCTGTTGCAGCGTCGCGACGCTCGCGATCTGCACCGGCTTGCTGTAATCCGTCATCCGATTGTTGGATTGAATGACCCCGATCAACTCCTCGGGAACGCCGTGCTCGATAAGTCGAGCGATGGTCTGATCGATCAGCCCGATCAGCGGCACCGTGATCATCGAACGCTTGTTTTTCGTCAACGCCCGTTTGATCACGTCCGCCGCGAGCACCGTCTTTCCCCAGCCCGTCGGGCTTTGCAGACAGATACGACGCTCGCCATTACCAACCGCTTCACGCAGTTCCGCAATCGCCTCCGATTGATCGTCTCGTAATGTTTTCGCCAACATTGTCAGTCTCCATGGTTAAGTCTCAGCGTGGGTATCTCGCGCGCATCTCCTGCATGACTCGTTTCGTATGCTCGATGCCGTCGAGACGGCGATCGACCTCAGCGTTTACCGATTCATTTGTGTTGAAAAATTTGTCGTTGGCGATCTCGCGAACATCTCGTTCGATCGCCTGCCGCAGCCATCGACCAGCAGGATCGAATTTCATGTGCTGTGTTTCAGAACGACAATTGACGATCTCCGTGATCGCTTTCGGCTTGAGATTCTGCTCGCACATGAAGCAGATCGCTCGACCATCATTGTCATCGCTGACGGAATGTGTTCTTCGCAAAAGTCCTCCTGTAGACCACATTCGACAGACCGTATCCTCACCATCCCATAGATGAGCTTTATGTTTCCTCTTTCGTTTGTTGATCAGATATTTTCCTGTCCACATTTTCTAATCTCCTCTACCTTTCTTCTCTTAGGTCAGGTCAAGGGTTCGACTGCGGTTCGAGGATGCCGCACCCCCCTTACCCCCCACAGTCAAAGACCATGGACAGGGCAGGGGAGAACGGCTCTCAGTCTGGTCAATGGGACAGACTTGGGACTGAGTTGCCGCGAGCAGGTTTTTTTCCGTCCCCGCCCTGGTTCCGCTGCGTTTCCGCAGGTTCGCCTACACCCGACGCCGCGCGGAAAAGCCCCACGCGTTGGCACGCGAAATCTCGCCCACGCGCATCGCTGCGCGCGAGAGTTGCTGTTTTATTCAATTGGTGCTAAGTGCTTGGGCACTCGGCAGCCTCCGACTGTACGAGTCACACCCGATGCGCCGTCACACGCGATCGGAACCATTAGCGGGCCCTCGGTCGAACTCCGGGGGCCCGTTCTCTTTTCTGCGAATCAGAATCGAGCGACGCGCATTGACGCGCCTTTTTTGCCCGGTGTCAAACATGCCAAATGCGTTCGACAAAAGCGGGCTCGTCCGGCAGCAATTGGCCGGTAGTCACTCAGGACAGTAGCCTGCGAAATTCTAGGTGCCTGTTGAGATCAGGCGGCGCGCTGTGCGGGTCCGCGATGCGGGCGAGGCGCGTATGCTATGCGGTCGTGGTACGGGCAGTAGACCGAACCATCTTTTTTGTCGTGGGCGCAGAAGCCAAAGTTGGGTCTGCCCGGATCACCGATCGGCCAACGGCATTGATGCTCTTCCATTTCGAAAAGCTGGAGCATCTTTGGCACCGGTGCGTCTTGCATCGTCGTAGTCCTCCACTCAGGACACGCTTTCAACTGTGTGAAAGGCGGTCCGTTCCCCGCTGGCCGCAAATATGGCCGACGCGGTGCTTTGCGTATCGCGTCCGTCAGCGAGGTCGGTCGGATCGATCTGACTCGCGGCTTGCGATGCTCGAGCCCGTTGGCCTCGGCGATGCGGTGCACCTTGCCGATCACGGCATTGCGGCTGAACCCCAGCTCGTTGCCGATCTCGCGTGCGCTTGATCCGTCTTTCCACATCACGACCAGGCGTTCCGTTTTCAAGATCGTCCAATCCGTCATAGATTCCTCCTGCGGGGCGGTTGTCAAACTTTTGGATGGCGGGCCTCCACCGTATCTGAGTCGGGCATTGTGCAAAGCGAGGGAATTCCTCAGCGAGATCAATGCGGGCGATGTGTTCTGATGTCTCAGTCACGCGAACCTCGCAATTCATTCCCCCAAACGCTCCATCCCTTCGTGCGCTCGCGTGCGAACAATTCGAGATACGGTCCCGGCACCAGCCGCATGATGCGTTCGCGCACGATCGCGGGCTTGGCGCTGTGCTTTGCGACCGGCCGCAAGATCACCTGCGGCACGTCGCGCGCGAGCCGCGTTGGCGATCCTCTCGTTGCGAGCAGGCACGGCTCGGTGTTGGCGCGGGTCCAATAGCCCATGCCGAAATGAAGACGTTGACCGCTGCGCGATAACTTGGTCCACGCAAAGGCGCAGGTCTTGTATTCGAAGCCCCACGCGTCGATCACCGAAAACGCATCGAGCAAATTGGGCCACGTCGCCCACAAGAACAATGCGCAATCGTCCGCCGCCAGATCGGTCACCGGCAATGCGCGCAATTCGTCGAGCGCGAGCGTCTTGTAATGGATCGCGTTGCTGTCACGCGTGCGCGAACTTCGAATGGCTGTCGCGCCGCTCCATAGCCGAAAACGCCACGGCGGATCAGCGAGGATCGCGCCGTAGTGCGCGCGTTTCAGATTATGAAAGATCGCAGGCACGAAACGTCACGACGGTTTGCGGTTGAGCGCCGAATCGCTTGCGAGCCACGATCGCGACGATCTGCGCGTCGTCGCGAAAAGCAATGCGTCGGCACCCGTCGAGCAACGATTTGATCAGGTTGTCGAGGTCAGGTGCCACGTCCGGCAGGATCAATCCCAGCCGCGCGTCATTCTTCTGCGCGGCAGACCAACTCGCCGGAATCGGCAGATCGAATTGCACGTCCATGATCAGTGGCCCTTGCAAAGGCGGGCGGGCTCGCATGGCAATTTTGGCGAGCCAGCCAACGGTGCGTTCGAATGCGCGAGTGTTCGCTGGCGTGTAGACGCGTCCGCGCCCGAAGACGGGCCGACCTTTCGGGATCGGCACGCCGTCGATCGTCAGCGTGACAGCGTCTCGCCGATCTCTTTCCATACGCGCGTCGCTCGCTGTCGCCGCACGGCGCGCAGATCGATGCCTGCCTCGCGCGCCCAATAATCCACCGTCGGTCGCGTCACGCGATAACGCAGCAGGCGCACCACGTCGGCGACGGTGAGTTCACCCTCGGCAAGCAGCGCCACCGCCTTGCGTCGCGCGCGTTCGTTCACTCTCATGATCGTTCTCCCAAATTTTTGACATCGCAATGAACGTAATTTATGAATTTGAAACTTGCAAATTTTCGAGTCGTCGATGAAGAGAGCGCGCAAACATATTCCGCTGCTGGAACGCTACGCGGCCGCGTTGGCGTGTCTGCTGCCGCAGGAGGATCGAGACTTCTTTCGCAAAACGCATTCGCCCGCCGCTTCGGTTATCGCGCGTTTCGAGATCGATCACATCACACTATTTGCATTCGGCGGCAGCGACGCATGGTGGAATCTCGATCCGAAATTGAAGGCGGTACATCGCGAGAAGTCACGTCGAGATACATCGATCGTTGCCAAGGCCAAGCGCATTGACGAAGCCAAATGGCGCGAGTTCACTCGCGTCGGCAAGAAGCGTCCAGCACGAATCAGCAAATGGCCACGAGGTCGGTGGCCGAAACAACGGAGACTGACATGAGACTGCACATCTTCGAGACGATGCATAAGGGGTGGCTAGCGTTGCTGGCGCGTCTGCATCTCAGAAATGTCGGGATCGACGAGCCCCCGCCGGTGGTGGAAATGCCCGTCGACATAAAAGAAGAGACGCAACGAGAGGGGATGCAAGACGAAGAGACGCGAACAGCGCCGCAACAGGAAGAAACGCAAGCCGAGCAGGCCGAGAAAATCGAGAACAAGAAGACGGAGGAAAAACGCGAACGTCTGCGACGCGGCATCAGGGAACGCGTTGCCGAGGAATGCAATCTTCTGCTCGATCGTTTGGCTGATCTGCGCCATCGCAACAATGTGGATCGCGAGGGCAAGCGCGATGTCGAGCGCGCATTGCAGGCGTTGATGGGCGCAGACATTCATTTGATGTCAAGCGTGACCGATGATCTGCCGCAGGGGGGAAGCAGATTCGCGATGATGAAGCCCAAGCCGGAGGAGACGGCAGAATACGCCGAAGCGATCTGGCCGATCGACATCACGACGGCTGCTTATTACGAGGAAGGCGACGACGAATACAAATGCCCGATGTGGGACATCAAGCGCGTCGTCACAGCCAGCCCCGCGTCGCTGCGTGGACGCATCAACATCGTTCCGAAAAAATTGCTCACCGTCGCCAATTGTCGACTCTATGACAACGGCAAGTGGTGGGTCGAGGAAGTCCCGTATGGTCTGATCGGGAACAAATGGCTCACCGCCGACTCCCGCATGACGGGCGAGCGATGGGTTGCGCCGGGCGTCGTGTGGGGTCATGGGCGCAGACCGACGGCTAGAAGCCTGACGTTGGCGTTCCATTTCTCGCTGGCTCTCAGCGAGCGTTATCAGTGGCAGGCGGCGCTCGGCTTTGACAAAGTTGGGCCGCGCATTCTGTTGCCGACGAGTCCGCAAGGCTGTCTGTCGTTGTTTCGTGATCGCAACAAGCGCGATGGTCGCAGCCGCCGCGATGCTTTGCGGCATTGGGTCGCCACGCATTATCGCGACGACGACGATCTGGGGTTGGTCTATGTGCGCGATCATCTGCGCGGCGCGACCGAGTTTCGCTGGCGCGATCTCGAATGCGAATTGTTGGTGAGCGAATTCGATCTGGAAAAAAACGAGTTGTTCCGCAAAGAGGCGGCGGAATGGCGATCGAAACGCAAGGACAACCGGGTCAAGGTGAGGATCAAACGATGAAAACGCAAATCTGGAATGGCGAGAAGATCAGCACGCCCGGCATTTATGCCAACGTTCCGCTCGACTTGTATCATAGCCAGGATATTTGCGACGGCCCGAGCGTGTCATCGAGCGGTCTGCGCCGCGTGATGTATGAGAACGGCGGCTCGCCCGCGCATTTCTATGCCGAATGGAGCGGCAACCCCAACCGCATCGATCCGGCGGAAAAGAAGGCGTGGACGTTCGGTCGCGCGGTGCATCACTTGATGCTCGGGCAGGCGGACTTCGCGCGCGAGTTCGTGTTTCGCCCGGAGGAAATACCCGACAAGGCGGGCGTGCTGCAAAGCTGGCAAGGCAACAAGACGATCTGTCGGCAATGGCTCGCGCAAGCGGCGGCTGGCGGTGCGCGTTGGGACGCGGTGCATTTGACGTGGGTGCGCGACGAGAAGCAGGGGCCACTGACGGTTCTGATCGGCGAGGATGCGCTGCACATCACTGGGATCGCGAAAGCGTTGATGCAGCACTCGTACATTTACAACAAGGATCAGCCGGGGCAGGGCGTCTTGAACGGCGCGATCGAGCGGTCGTTCTTCTGGAAGGACAAGCGCACCGGGCTGTGGCTCAAAGCGCGTCCTGACAGCGTGCCGACCGACAGCGGCGATTACGCCGATCTCAAGACCACCACCAGCGTGCAATTGCCCGAGATCGCCAAGGCGGTGACGAACTTCGCCTATCACCAACAGGCGGCGCTGATCGGCGAAGGCTCGCGCGTCTGCGCCGACATTCCGATGACGATGTTCCTGCTGGTGTTCGTCGAGAAGAAGCCGCCGTATTGCGTGGGCTTCAACGTGATCCCCGACGCGCACATTCGCGAGGGCGAGAAGCAGAACCGCGACGCGCTCGACATCATCGCGGGCTGCATCAAGTCGGGCAAATGGCCGGGACCGCATGAGGGCGAAATTCTCACCGTCGGATTGTCTGATCGCTACCTGCAAGAGGCCGAGCGCAACCGCGTTGCACGTCAAGCGGAGCGCGCAGCATGACAGGAGTCACCGCAGTCGCCGACGACATCACCATCATGTTCCAAAACGAGGACGACGGGGTCAAAGTGGTGGTGCATTTTGTCAACAGCGCCACGTTCATCGTCCGCAAGGGAGCCTATCTCAAATTGACGTTCGAGCGCCCGGTGGCGTTCAAGGTGGTGCAAGGATGATGCTTCGCATTCATTTCTGGCGCAGCGGCGTGCATGTTATCATGCGCGGGTACATCGGCGCGCAGGCGGGGTCGCTGGCGTATTGCGGCGAACTTGTCATGCGTGCGGAAGAGTTCGAGTGTTTGCACAACATCGAAAAGGGTGTTCCGATACGCGTCGAATGGTTCGACAAGACGGAGCAGCCGATAACGGAGACTGACCATGAACGACGTGTTGACCAAGAAAGACCTCGCCGATCAGAACCTCGACAAGGTGTTTCCGCACGGCCTCAGCGAGGCCGATGAACCGTCGCAAGTCTCGACCGCGATGGTGACGATGCGGCCGGGCTTCGGCGGCAGCGCCGTCGAGCTTGAGAGCGCCAAGATGATGTCGATGGCGGGGCCGCTGGTGCCGGAATTCCTGCGCAACAATCCGGGCCATTGCTGGGGCGTGATCCAGCTTTCGAAGCGTTGGTCGCGCTATGACGAGCGTACCAACAGTTGGATCAGCTTCGATCCGATCGCGATCGCGTCGTGCATGTATCTGGTCGAGGGCAAGCAAGGGCCGACGGTCGGTTACAACAGTCAATTCGTTGGCGCGCTGGTTGATGCGTTCACCAGCGCGCAGTTGCGTTTCATCTTCGACGGCGAGGGGCAGGAGTTGACCTGCACCTGCATCGGCACGTTGAAGGGCGACAAGCAGCCGTTCGAATACACCACGCCGCCGCTGCGTCTGATCACGCCCAAGCGGTCGCCGTTATGGGAATCCGATCCCAAACGGCAACTGAGCTACTACGCTCGGCGCGCTTGGGCGCGACTGTTCACGCCGGGCGTGTTGTTGGGCGTGTTCGACGTGGACGAACTCGAAGGGAACATCGTGCATCGGGTGCGCGATCTCAACACCGTGAACGCCGCCGATGGGCTGCACGAGCGGCTGGCGCGCGCGGTGGCGCAGAACCGAGGCGATCGCGAGGGGTTCTCGGGCGAGGTGTCGAACGAGATGCCCGCCAGCCGTCCAGCGCAGCCCGTGGGTGAGCCGGAACAGGATGACGTGCTGCCCCCTAGCCGCCCGCGCAAGACGCGCGCCAGTGGCCCCGGCAAGGCGGATCGCACGGTCAAGGTATCGGCCGCGAGAGGCATGTCGCCTCCGGAAAAGACCTCGCGACCGAAGGAGGCGGCGCGGCGGCCCGAACCCGCAACGCCGCTTCCGACCAACGTGAAGGAATACCGCAAATACGTGACGGCATGGTTGCCGTCGCTCGACACCGAGGAAACCATCGAAGCGCGCTGGCGCACCGAGATGAAGCTGCGCAATTTCTGCGGCGTGGTCGAAGAGGATCGCGCCGCGATCCGGCTGCTGGTGGACGCCAGAATTCAACAGTTGCGACAAGCACGATAGCCCGCCAGAGGGGCTACGATCGGCGCAGCGTATAAGCGCCGGAGGGGGCGGCTCGTCGCCCACGGTCCTAGAGCGGGCCGCCCCCGAACGTTCATGGAGACTGACAATGGCAACGACGCGTCAGATCGGCGACATCATCTTCCACGTCCCCTGTCCATCGATCTGGGATGCCGAATGGCCGCCCGTCAGCGTCATCTTCGTCGGCAACGGCTGGAGGATATGCCATCCCAGCGGCCGGCCGATGCACCGCAAGCCGTTTACCAGCCTGAACGAGGCGATCGGCCTCATAACCAGGAGTGTGCAGAAATGAACGGAAAGCTTCCCCCCGACGAGACACTTGCCGCCGCGCTCAAGCGCGCCACCAATGCGATCAACGACGCCGCCAACCCTTCTGCGAGCGGCGGCGCTGTGCCAGCCCAGATCAATGGTGGGCATTCCGCATCGGTGGGCGAGGAGAATGCCCGTCGCCTGCGCCAAGCCGCTGAGAACACCGCGCGGATGGTGGAGGAGCAGGCCGCCGAACGTCTCGCCGTTGCCGAAAGCACGGTCGAGGAGGCGAAGGCGTTGCAGGCCAAGGCGAAGGACATTGCCGACGGCATTCGCGCGGCGGCCGAGGTGGAGGCCAAGCGCGCGATTGAATTGACCGGCTTGCTCGACGAGACAGATCACATGCTTGAACATTTCGGCCAGAAGTTCAGCAACGAGGGGAGTCGCGCATCATGAAGATCGGTCCCGAACATGCCGAAATCGTGCCGCCGCCCAAGGTCGCGCCCGAAGATGACGAAGCGAAACGGTTCGGGCTGGCGCGCGGCCTGAAGGTCGAGCACAACCGCATGCAATATCGCTGCGCGAACTGTGATCGCTTTCAACCGCACGGATCGGTGATCGTGTGGGTCGCAGACGGCGTCAAGATCGGCGATCCGAGCTGGGCGATCGAAGAGAACGAGCGCATCAACGCGTTCAACGGCTCGGGTTCGGGCTGGTGTCTCGAATGCGCGCAACGGCTCTCAGGCATGCGCCCGCACCCGTGGTGGAGGTTCTGGTGATCACCGCCAACAAGATCGTGCGGATAATGGCGGCTTGCATGACGATCGTCTACGCTTCGTCGGCGTTGCTAGCGATGATCCGGGGCAAGATTTGGCTTTCCGTCATTGACGCGATGATCATGGTTGCGATGGTCGTTTTGTACGAGATGTTTCCCGATCGAACGCCACGGAGGCGACGATGACGACGAAATACATCTTGCGCGGCAAGACGCCGGTGCCATGCGACGACTTGATGGAATGGGCGCGCTGGATGGACACGCGCGAGAGCATCGTGAAGCAAACCAAGATCGGGACGATGTTCGTCAGCACCGTGTTCCTCGGGCTCGATCATAGTCTCGACGGTGATCCGCCGATCCTGTTCGAGACGATGACGTTCTGCGACGACTCGATCGCCTGCCAGCGTTGCTCGACGTGGGAGCAAGCCGAGGAGCGCCATCGCTGCGCCGTGGAACAAGCCGAGGCGTTGCAGAAACGGGCAGATGCGATCGTGAGTTCATCGCTCGCTCCATCACACTCAAGGGAGCGATGATGCCCCGCCGCCCGCGCCGCATACTGCAACCCCTGGGGCGGGCGGCGGGGAACTAAGAGAGATCGCCATGACGCGCGAACACGTTGCATCGCTGATCGTGCTCGCGCTGTTCGTCTGCGTGATGTGGCTGATGTGGGAGGCCAAATGAATGGCCAACGATTTTGAGACGTCCGACCAACAGCGGATTCGCGAGCTGAATGCCGAGATCGTGCGGCTGCGTGGACGTTTGATGACGAGGCGCAAGGTGTTTGATGCGGTATGGGTAGCCTTCGTCGTGCTTGGATGCTCCTTCGCGATCATATTGGGGATGCACTGGCTTATATATGGTCCCCATCATTGCGATTAGTTCGCGCCCCGCCGCGCATTGAGGGAAACTAGTGGCCAACGATTTTGAGATGCCCGACAAGGTGCGCATTCCCGCGCTGTATGCTGAGATCGAGCGGCTGACGGGCGAGCGCGCTGGAGATCAGCAGCGGCTATTTCATTATGAAGGCGAGATCGAGCGGCTGACGGCTGAGATTGCGCGGCTCAAGGCCGACGACACCCCTTATTCCGAGATCGACATGAATATGCATGTCGAGGCTGTTACCAAAGACTTGAAGGCTGAGATCGAGCGGCTGCGGGCGGCGCTGAACAACATTGTCACTCGATATGATACCAAGCAGGATGGTTGGCATGCCGAGGATATGAAGGAAATCGCCCGCCGCGCATTGGAGGGAAACAGTGGCCAATGATTATGAAGGCGAGATCGAGCGGCTCAAGGCCGAATACGAACGGCTGCACGCGCATGATCTGACGACCGTGAAGGAATGCGCGCGGTTGCACGAGGAGATTGAACGACTGCGGGCTTGTCTTGCAATTCAGTATGGCCTGCAGCCGGGAGGTGACCTAGCCAAAGGTGCCGAGATAGCTAAGGCTGAGGCAGTTGCTGCAGAGCGCGCGGCCTTTGCTCTTGAGGCGGCGGCGGCCATTGCCGCCGAGCGCGAGCGGTGCGTGCAAGTGCTCAAATGGTTTGCGACTGATGACGGACGCCTCATGCAGAACGACATTAGCCCGATAGTCGCCGCTATCAGGAAGGGCGAGTGAGAATGAAATGCAAGCATAACGTGCCTGCGGAGTTGTGCCCTGATTGCCTAAGAGTTGAGATCGAGCGGCTGCGCGCGCAATTAGATGACGGGCCTGCGGTCACCGATCTGGTCCAGGAGTTGCGGGCCGAGGTCGAGCGGCTGACTCGGCGCGTCTCTGATCTTGAGAAATATCCCCGGGATTTGACGTAGCCAATGACAACAGAGGAGGCATTGGAAGTGACCGACAACTGGACCCCGTCGCAGCGGGGCAAGCATCAGTTGAGAAACTCGCTCGAAGTGATGCGGCTTCGCGCGGCGCTTTGCATGATCGCGAAGCGTGAATACGACGCGGCGGTTTACACCGCCGAGACTTTTGCGAATGACGTTCTGCGCGGCATCGCGGAGATAAAAAAAGACCGGCGAGGCATCACTGCCAAGCCGGCCAAGTAGCAAAGCACCGGGGAGGAAGCACGGTGCCTGACCGTCTCGCGACGGACTGGGAGGGAGAAATGAAATGGAGCGTCGTGTTGCTATCTCTCTTGCTCGGCGCATGTGCCGGATCGAAAGCCAACGAATGGCAGAAACAGAATTCGACGATGGCGCAAATCGAGCAGGACTTGATCGAGTGCAAATACGAGGCCGACAAGTACACGCCGCAATCGCGTGGCGATCCGTTGGCGACCGGCATCAACGATGGATTGCGCAACGTCTCTCTGCGCGATCAGTGCATGACGGTGAGAGGCTATCAGAAGCGGTGAATCACTTCTGATCGCAGGGCGAAGCCTTGTTCTCGTTGCGCCCCTGTTCGAGACCGCGCGCCGTGCCTTCGGCGCGCGCTGCCGCGTCGGTGGCGGCGACGAGGGCATCCTTCATCGAGTTGGTGGCAAGCTCGACGGTCTTGATGTCGGTCTTCACCTGCTGCACGGCTTGATGATTCTTGTAGGCGAGAAATGCCGTGACCATGTTCGAAATGGCGACAACCGCGAGTATGATGTTGTTGATGACGTTGGGATCAGTGAACATTTCTTTGGTCTTTCGTTGGCTATCAGCATTGATAGCGGTGAGGAAATTCTGATCCCTTGATCAATGTGATCTGCGGGCGCAACCATCCCCCCTTGTTGTCCAGGCCGCGGTGGCGATCGATGACCTCGAGCGCGTCCGACGGGTAATAGGCGCGCATGGTATTGGTGCCCTCGACGCTGATCGTGTAATGCGCGAGCCCAAGCAGGTACGGCACGTAGCCGGGATGAAAGCCCAGCACCGCGTCCTTCTCCAGGCAGGAGTTGGGATAGCCCAGCACCATCGTGCAGCTCGAATAGCAGTTGCCGCGCACGACGACGTGGACGCCGTCCTTGTAGAGCTTGTCGTAGCGTCGGTTGTAGACCGCGATGTCGCCGCCACCGTCGGCGTCGATGTACGTCGTCTTGAACGTTGCCGCGCCGACGCCGATCGCCGCGACGGCGATCCCGGCCTGCGCGATGCGCTTGGTCGTGATCATTTGCGCGCTGCCTCCGCGGCATCGAGGGTCACGCGCACGACGTTCAAGAGCATCTGTCGGCCTTCCTTGCTCTCGAACTTGGCGATCACCTGATCCTTGAACATGAAATTGTGTGCCGCCAATTCTTGCAGCAGCCGCGTGTGAGCCGCGTCAAACCCGGCGTTCTCTTCCTTGACCGTGGGCATGATCGTTGTCCCCTATGCTGTGACCGCTGTGACCGGCGTGCCCAGCTTCTTCGCCATCAATTGCATCAGTGCGGTCTGTACGAGGTTGCCCGCCCAACCGTCGACCGTCATGCCGAGTTGCTTCTGCAATTGCGCGACGGCCGCGCCGGTCTTGGGGCCGTAGACGCCGTCGACGACGAGGTTGGGGCTCGGCGTCAGGAAGATGTTCAGCGCGCCCTGAATCCATTTGTTGAGATTCATGTCGTATTGCGTCATGGCGACCGCCGCGATGCGCAGTTCGGGCTTGACGTTGGGGAACAACAAGCCGCCGAGCGCATCGAGTGGTTCGGCCAGGTGCGGCAGAACCTCGCGAATCTTGCTGACGATGTCGCTGTTGCCGTTGGCGATGGTGACGATGGTATTGATCGCGGACGCGGCCGAGATCAGCGTCGGAATCAGCGAAAGCCAATTCATGTCAGTCCTCCCTGGTGAATTTGATCGTTGGGTCGATCGCGGCCATCATTCGCATGATCGGCGCGACGCCGGGTTGCGTGTCCCAGGTGGTCGCCGAGAACACGCCGTCCCTGATGTACTTGCCCGGGCGCTGGATCGACGTGCCGCCCCAGATGTAGGGCGAGGGCATGCCGTTGTGGTAGTCGTTGTATCCAGTGCCGTTGTAAATCTCGTGGTAGTAAAGTTGCTTCTCCAACCGCCAATCGTGGACGTTGTTCAGGCCGTCGTGCTTGAGCGCCCAGACCGCGCTCTCATAGAAGCTGGCGAACGGGCCGGAGATCGGAATGTGCGTGGATCGCCGGTTCCAGGGGTCGCCCTGCGCCAGCGCCCTGGAGAAGTCGTTGCTGGCCTCGCGCATGTGAATGAGCGCGATCATATACCAGGGCACGCCGGTGGCGGCCTCGATCGGCGTGTAATGATCCTTCAGCGCGACGAGGTGGTGCGCGATGGCGTTGAATTCCGCAACGCGACCGGGCTTGATCGTCATCGCGTCCCATTGTTTGGCGTAGTCCGGCCACTTCAAACCATAGCGCATGCGAACCTCAGAGTTGCCAGCACTTGAATCCGTTGAACGACAGCGCCAGGCGCGGATCGGTGTTGGCCATCGCCCAAGTTTCGCAGTTCAGATTGATGAGCCGGAGCTGCCAGCGCGTGACGTCGGTGCTGTAGTCGTGATGCGCGCTGCGCGGCGATGCGTTGATGGCGCTGATCCCGGCTTGCAGCTGCGCCGCTGACATCGACCACTGGTATTTGCGCCAGTATGGATCGCTGCCGATGTTGAATGCGCCGGTCCCGTTCGATGTGATCCAGGCCGAGCCCGGCTTGCATTCGGGGAACAGGATCGCGACGTCGTCGACGTCGTCGAAGCTGATCTGATCGCCCGCACCGAAGTCCCACTCGAAGCCGCTGCCCGCCTCGCTGGCGACCGAATACTGGTTCTGCAACAGACGCGGGCAGATGTAGATTTGCCGCGACGGCTGCGCGACGTCGGAGAGGTTCGCCACGAAGTAGCTGAAGACGATGCCCTGCTGATCGACGCGGCCCTGGCCGACATGCGGCACGTAGCAGAACGGGAACACGATGTTCGCGCACATGCGCAGACCGAGCCCGCCGTTCCAGGGGCGCACGAAATTCGGGCCGCAGAACCAGTAATTGGCGAGACACGACAGATAGACCGGCGAGCCCATATTGGGATCGACCGCGCGCGGGCATAGCGAGATGCCGATGGTCGAGCCGCCTTGCAGCGCGTTGATCTTGTACGGATCGCCGGTCTCGATCCCGATGCAATTGCTGTCGCCGTCACCGGCATAGAACGTCAGCGGGTTGACGTGCGCGTCGGGAACGAAGTTCGGGAACGGGTAGCGCGACGTGCCAGCGGTGGGGAACCAGGTGTGCTGACCGCAGCCGCCAGCGTTCGGCCCGGTGTAGCCGTTCCACTGCACGTTCTGATAGGCGACCGGGATCGTCTCCTGCGCGTAGAGGAGCGTGGTCATCTAGAACCGACAATCCGCTTTCCAATGCGCGCCGAGAACGAAGTTGGCGGCAGTCGCGGCATTGGTGGTGGTCGCGATGTGAAAGCCGCCCTCGTAGCCGGTCGCGGTCGATGCGCTGCAATCCGCCCCGGCGGTCTCGTCACGCACCTGCGCGTTGGTGGCCGCCGGGTTGTAGAGCGTCATCGTCGGGGCCGTGCGCATGCGGGTGCGGAACGGATAGGTGTTCGAGCGCTGCGCGGCCGGGCCAGCGCCGGTTGCGCTGAAGAAGTATTCGCCGGTGTTGATGCCGACGTTCTGCGCCGGGCTTGTCGCGTAGGCGAATGACTTCTGGAATTGCCGTTCGCACATGATGCGAGTCTGGTCGAACGACGGCATCATCTGCGGAGCCATCTGGATCGGCACCGAGACGCTGCCGATGACCAGGCTGACGCCAGTGATCCAGAGGAAGTCGTTGATCGCCGCCGTGCCGTTGACTTGGTTGGCGGTGCCGGTCTTGAAGCCCGCCTGCCACGACCCGGCAGTCTGGGTGTAGGTCGATCCGACTGCCAGGTTCCACCACAGGATCAGGCCGATATTGGCATCGGTGGCCCAGGTCCCGGTGGTGTCGGGCAGGATCGGTATCTTGAAGTACTGCCAGTTGTTGGCGACGGTGGTATACTCGTAGGTGAAGCTGCGATCGGTCGCGCCGTTGTTCAACCCGCCGGTATAGATGCCGCTGCGCGACGCCTGCGCCCAGAACGCCAGCGAGATCGGGTCGGCGTTCGCGCCGCCGAACGACGCTGGCGCGAACCGAAAGCCCTCGATCGAGTGCGCGATGCGGCAGAAATCGCCCGCCGCGATCGCCGCATCGGCGGTGGTGACGGTGACGCGGGCGTTGAACGGAACGCCGGGAGGGCCGCCGCCCGCCATTTGCGTCGTGCAGACGACGGCACCGTTGGTGTTGAGCGCGAATTGATCGCAGATGTACTTGCCTGCCCCGGACACGCCGGTCTGCGCGTTCTGACCGTATTCCTGGCTGACGGCCATCGCGCCATTGACGATCAGATTGTCGCCGCGACAGTTCATCATCATCGTGGTCATGTCGGCCGGGACGTCGACCCAGACCTCCTTGACGCCAGCGGAGAAGGTCACCAACCCACCGGTGGAGCTCGCCACCACGTCTGCCGCTGCGCGCGTGAAGGTGGTCGCGCCCGTGCGCGTGCCGTAGCCGACCTCCCACTCGGACCCGCCGAGGATGACGTAGGGAAAGCGCTGGTTGTTGGCGGCCACGACCGACGCGATGGTGCGATAGCCCGCCACCGCGCCCGCCAGCGTGATGGTCGTGCCGGTCGAGGTCGTCGTCTCGACGGCGCGATCGCCAATGGCCCAGAACTGCGAGACTCCCGTCATGTCGTGTCCTTACAGGCGCTGGCGAATGTTGAGATCGACGCTGTAGAGCGCGGGTGAGACGCCGAGCAGGCTCTGCGTCACCAGGAGATCGCCCTCGATGTAACCCCACACGGAATCCGACGAGAGATCGGCGCTGGCGGTATCGCGCAGCCACAGCAGGTCTTGATGGCCGGTGTTGCGGATCACCGAACTGATGGCGTCGATGAAACCGATGCGCTCGGCCTCGGTGAGAAAATTGAACGCGGCGGCGACGACGACGTGGCCCTGCCGCAGATCGACAAACGTTTGCCCGCCGACGCCGAACACGTCGACCGAGCTGCGCACGACGCGGCGCGACCATGTGATCGAGTTGGTGGTGAAGGTGGTGCGCGCCCCGGCGAAGAATCGTCCGGCCTCGATGTAGCTGACGCCCGCTTGCGCGATGTCGATGCGCACGCGCGCCACCGTCACCGGCGCGGACAGCGTGTAGACGAACAGCCCGTAATTGCTGTCGAAGTACGGCAAGCCGGTGATCAGGCCGCTGTCGAACACGTCGCCGAGCTGATCGGGCGAGCCGCTCGATCCGCGCACGCGGAAGCTGTCGGGGTTGCCGCTGACGCCCGCGAGCATGAAGGTGTCGACCGACTTCGAGGCGTTGAAGGCGGCCTGCACGAAGGTGCTGGTGGCGTTGTCGCGCCATTTCTTGCCGACGTGCGGCGAGGTCAGATTGCTGACCGGCGCGGACGTCAACGCCGCGTTCGCCGTCAATGTGGTGGCGGCGAGATCGACGAAGTTGGAATAGGCGATGGATGCGTTGCTCATCCAAAGCCGACCATCTCGCTGATCATGCGCGAGCTATCGTCGCTGATCGCGACCAGGCGCAGGTTGCGCCCGGCGGAGAGCCCCAGACGGGAGTCGGTGATGTTCACGGTGTCTCCGATCTGATGCACGAACAGCGCGTTCTTCAGCGTGAAGCGGAACGCCTGACGTCCCGCCGAATAGAGATCGTAGAGTCGGCCAGCCTCGGCGATGGCGTCGGCCTGCTCGGAGAAGAACGCTGCGATCGAGTCGGGGTCGGGCGCGTTGGGATAGAGCGCGACGATGGCGGCGAGCGCGGCGGCCGAGGTCGAAGCCACGCTGTGCGGCGCGCGCAACAGCGCCGAGGCGGCGGCGTCCTCGATGATCTCGCCCGCGAGATCGGTCATCACCGTGTAATTGCGGTGATAGTCGACGCGCCAGCGCCGCGGCGGCGGATCGACGGTCTGCGGCAATGCGGTGCGATCGACGTCGATCAGCCCTGCGCCGCTCGAGTTGTAGGATGCCAGCGCGACGGTGTCGGGCGCGTCGAAGCGCGCCACGGTGAGCAATCCCTGCGGCGTCATGCCGTGCCAGCCGCCGATCCCGCCCATCAACTGCGTGAACATCTCGGCGCAGGTCGTGCTCGACTCGGCGTCGAGATAGTAGCCGATCGGTGCCGATTGCAGCGTGTTGAGCGCGACGAAGCGACCGAGATCGATCTCGCTGTTGGCCAACGCAGCCGAGGTTTGCGCGACGTTGAGAATGATGTCGGCGGTGGTGGTGCGCAAGCCGGTGAAATCGATGGTGACTTGCTTGAAGGGCGAGCCGCCGAGCACGAAATAGCCGTCGGCGATGCAGGTGGCATAGGCACCGGGGCTGATCGGCGACGGCACCGTCAGCGCAGCCGCGCGCAACAGCGCCACCGTGCCGTAATCGCCCGCGTTGGTCAGCGCGGCACCGCCGTCCTTGACGGCGTCGATCGAGGCCACGGCCCCGGCGTTGAATTGATAGAGCAGTTCATTGGGCAGAACGAGCGCGGGCGTGGCGTTGAACACGATGCCGTCGCCGAACGGACGGCGCTTGCCTGCGATCTCGTCGCTGCCTTCGAGATCGCCAGTGCCCGCGTAGACGCTCTGCTGCACGGCGGTGGTGGCCAACTTCAATTGCGGATCGCGCATCTCGATGGTGAGATGCTGGCGATCAACCAGGAACCGCTCGGCGGTGAGCTTCGCCACCAATTCGAATTGCGTGTAGGGGATGATGACGTTGTTCTCGTCGAATTGCCCGAGGCGGACGGTGATGGTCTGACCGTTGATGCTGACGAAGCTGGCAAAGCCGTCGTAGCTGGCGTCGGCGTTGACCAGCGACAACTCCGAGATGTTGATGGAGAAGCCGCCGTAGCCCTGGCTGACGCCGCCGCCCGCCGAGATCGAGCGATCGACGCGCAACGTCGGTTCGAGCGTGCCGTCGAACTGCTGGTTGGCGGGCGAGTCGGTCGCCAGCGTGATGAACGGCACGGTGGCGGCGTAGAGCGATTGCGAGGCGTCGGGCGACACCGCGAACGAGCGAAAGCTCGTCTCGATCGCGATCACGTTGCGCTGCCGCTCGGCGAGGAGGATGGCGGCGACGTAGTTGGTGAGATACGCCGACAGCACCGCAGGCGCGGCGAAGCCGTCGATGGTGGTGTCGCCGCTGATGGTCGAGCGCAGCGCGGAGATCGCGGACGACGAGATTGCGCCCAGGCCGAGAGCCATCAGGTCAGCACGATCCGAAGCTGCCCGGCCTGGAACTGGACGTGGCGCGAGCCGTTCAGCACCGAACGCGCGACGGGAAGCGCTTCGTAGTAGAGCATGTTGGCGACGTCGGGCGACACCGTCTCCTCCATGACGCCGACGTAGGTGATGGTGCCCCAATCGGCGGTCGGCGTGGCGAAGTCGATGTCGGCGGTGCTGGTGGCGATCGACGTGGTGAGATCGAACGCGCCCATGGAACTGGTGAAGGTGACGCGAGCATAGGAACCGCCGGTGACCTCGTTGGTGATCAGGCCAGCGTCGGTGGGCGATGCCGTGAACAGCGCGAGCTTAACGTTGGTCGGCATGGTGTAGGCGGCCTTGCCGATCGAATGATCGCCGAGTTTCTTGCGCAGATACGCGGTCATCGGCATGGCTAGGACGCCTTGCGCGACTGCAGCCGCGTCTCGCGATTGATCAATTCGGTCTGGCCCACCGTCGCGATGGTGTTGCGATCGATCGCGACGTTGCCGCGTTCCTGCAGCGCCGCGATGCGATAGAGGATCGCCTCGATGCGCCCGAGTGCGTTCTCGTCGAGGGCCGATCCGCCCGCGTTGAGCCGCGTCAGCAACCCGATGTTGGCCTGCGCCACGCTCTTGCGCACGACAAACTCGCCGGGCGTGAGCATCGCCGACACGGTGTCGGTGCCACCGCCGCCCGCGCGCATCATCGGCAACGCGCCAGCGCCGCCGACGAAGCCGCCCTGCGCCAGGAAGAACTGCAACGAGCCTCCGGGCGCGTACATATGCCCGGTGTGCCCGCTGATCTCGTTCGCGCGCGCGTTGATGCTGCTCAGCGTGTTGTTGCTCTGGCTCGACAGGTTCTCGATCGACAACAGGATCGCGGTATTGGTTCGGATTTGATCCAGCAGCGTGTTCATCGAGTCGAGGAAGCTGTTGGCGGTGTTCTGTATCGACTGCGTCGTCAATGTCAGCGTGTTCGCGCTCGCCAGGAGGTTGTTGGCGATCGCGGTCTGGACGTTGGCGGCCTGCGTCGAGGCGTTGATGATGTTCAGCACGCCGGTCTGGATGGTGGCATCGAGTTCGGCCTGCACGGACGCGGTATCGACCGCCGTGGTGGTGGCAGCGACGGCGGCGGTGGTGCCCGCGATGCCCGGCGCGATGACGTTGAGGAGCGCATTGGCCACCGGGTCGGTGCTCGCCGACACCACCGGCAGCCCAAGAAGCCCGGTCTTGATCTCGTCGAGAATGTTCTGGAACCCCGACGACGAGCCAAAGAAGTCCTGTCCGGCCTTGCGCAGGTCCTCGGCGAATTGCGTGATCGTGTTCTGCGCGTCGAGATTGCCGGATTGCGCCAGCGCGAGTTGCGCGTTGAACGCCGACTGCGCCGCTTGCAGTCGGGCGCTTGGCGACAGCCCCGCGCCAGTGCCCGCGAACAGCGAGTTGAGATAGGTGGCGATGTTCTTCGCCGCCGTGTTGATGGCGTTCTGACGATCGAGTGCGGCGCGCTTTTCGTCCTCGACGATCTTGGCGTTGAAGTCGGTGATGATGTTGAGCCGTTCCGCCGCCAGCGTCTCTTCGAGCAATACCATGTTGGCACCGCCCGCTGCCGCCTCGGCCTCGCGCTGCTGCTGCGCCTGGCGATCGAACGCCGCGAGTTGCCCCGCCAGCGTCGAGGTGTCGTTGAGCGCGGCGAACAACCGGTCCTGCAGCGCCTGGGCGCGCTGCGCGGCGTCGGATGCGGTCTCGACGAACGCCGTCACCACGCCCGCGAGTTGCGGGAATAGCGTGATCATGTCGTCGAACGCCTGCCCGGTGAGTTTGGCGCTGTTGACGATGTCCTGCGCCTTCAGCGTCAGGAACTGGTTGACGATCGCGGGATCGACGCCGAGTGCCTGCGCGTCAGCGATGCTCTGAAAGAGATCGTTGAGGTCGTTGATGAATCCCTTGCCGGAAAGCTGGTTGATCTGCCGGGTGAGATCGTTGCTGATCTGATCGGCGAGGCGCTTCAATGCCTGCGCGAGATCGTCCTCGACGGCGGCGCGTGCGTCTTCCGCGCTGACGCCGAGCTTGCGCATGGCGGCGTTGATGTCCTCGGCCTGATCGCGCAGGTCCTTCATCTTCTGTTGCACTTCGGACAGCGCGTCGCTGCCGCGCAGCGACGCGCGCGCGGCGTCGACGGTGCGCTGCTGGAATTCGCGAAGCTGGTTGGCGGCGTCTTCGATCGCCTTGTTGGCGGCGTTGAATTGCGCCACGGCGAGCGTGGCATCGGAACTGCCCGCGCCACCCTTGCTGCCAAGCGCGGACGCTGCTGCCTTGGCCGCTTCGGCGGCGGTCTTGAGCTGGTTGAACTGCGTATTGGCGTTTTCGAGCGTTGCGCTCACCGGCCCCTGCGCGACAGAAGTGAGATCGCGAAACGATTTCACCACGCCGTCGAGTGCGTCGGTGGCGGAGTTCGACGCTTGTTCGAGTTGCTTGAGAGCTTCGGCTTGCGCCTCCTGAGCCTTCTTTGCTTCTTCGTTGCCGCCGAACAATTTGCTGGCAAGAAAGGCCACTCCGGTGACGGCCAGATTGGTGCCGATCGAGGGCAGATCGAAGCCCGCGCCGGATACGCCCTTGATGATGCTTTTAATGGCGGAGCTCGACGCGGTGGAGGCAACCGCCTGCAACGACGCGTGCAGCGCATCGGCGGCGCTTGCTCCTTCGAGAAATGCTTTCGCCATGCCGCTGCCCACTTCGCCGACCGCGTCGTTGACGGTACGCAGCGTGGGGTTGAGCGCCGCCGTGGCGCGGTTGACGGCCTCTTGCGAAATTTTCTCTTGTTTCAATTTCACGTCGAGTTCGGCGAGTTGCAGCGCGTATTTCTCGGCTTCCGTCGCCGCGTCGCCGAGCGCGCCGACCGTCTCGCGTTGAATGTCGAGAGCCTTGTCCAGCGGCAGTTGTTTGAGCGCGCGCGCGTAGGCTTGCGCGGTGATCTCGCTGCGCGCCAGTTGCAGATTCAAGTTCGTCTGCTTGGCGGCATATTGCTCGGTCAATGTCGCGGCGTTGCCCATCGCCGACACCGATGCCTGCTGGGTCTGGCTGAACACCTTCAATTTCTCGACGTCGAGCGCCTGGCTGTAGAGCTTCTGCGCCGCAGCCGACTCGTGCGCGCCGAACGCGTTCTCCAGATAGGCCGCCGTGATCTCGGCTTCGCGGGCGCGATATTGCTGCTGCACCGTGGCGCTTGCGCCCAATGCCTCGTTGATGTTCTTCAATTCGGTGGCGTAAAGCCGCGCTGCCGCCGCGCGATCGATGTTCTGGTTCGATCCCTCGAAGCGCGTCGCCCCTTGCAGACCGCCGGGATCGCCGCCAGTGAGCGCCGCCGGCTTCGACGTCTTGAGAAAGTTGGTGATCAAGCCGATGATCTGCCCGACCGGGCCGAGCAGATTCAGTGCCGCCTGAATGCCGGTCACCATGTTGTTCCAGGCTTCCGGCGATGATTGCTTGATCTCGACCAACGCGCGCAGCGTGTGGTTGAGCCCCTCGTTCAAGCCGACGAGCTGTTTGAGCATTTCCTCCGCGAACAGCTTCGCGAACAACTGCGAGTTCTGGTTGCGAGTTTCCTCGAGCAGGCCGTTGAGCACCTTAAGACGCTGAATCTCGTCTGCCGTGAGAATGACGGCGTGCTCCATGCCGTGCGTGAACGCCTCGAAGCCTTCCTCGCCGATCTGCTTGACCACGGGCGCGAACAATTGCCCGCCGCGACCGCCTGCGGTCTGCAACAGTCTTGCGGCATTGGTACCAGCGTCCAGATACGCCTTGCCCAGAACGTCGAGCGCCTCGGCGGTGGTTTTTGTCTCCGCCAGTTGCTTGGCGAACGCCGGGTTGATCAGAACGAGTTGCTTGTAGAGTTCGCCGCTGCCCCTGCGCGCCTCGGCGAGGTTGATGGCGAAACGATCGATGAAGGTCTGTGCCTGTTGCGCGTCGACGCCCAATTTCTCCGCGGCGGCGGACAGCACCTGCACCTGTTCTGCCGTCAGGCCCGCGACGATGGCGAAGTTGCTGAGATGCGCGGCCTGCCTGCCGAGGTTTTCGGCCGCGCGCGCCAGCACCTCGAACGTCACCGCCAGTGCGCCGAGCGCGGCACCCACGGCGACGCCGCCGATGCCGAACGACGTCAGGAATTGTCCCAGCCGCCCGAGATCGCTGTTGAATTCGAGAAACTGATGCTCCAGCGTGCTCACCACGCGCGTCAAGCCAGCGAGTTCGGTCGCCTGGTTCTTGGTCTTGGCGGCGTGCTCGGCTGCGAGCTTGGCTGCCGTGGCGGCGGCCTGACCCGAATTCGTCATGCCCTGCACCAGCAATTTCGACGCGTTGGTCGCCGCCGTCATGCCCTGCAGCATTTTCACCGACGCGATCGCGTTGTCGGCTTGCAATGCGGTGGTCTTGGCGATCGCCTCGGCGGTCTGCACCTGCGCGTAGAGCGACTTCGTCATCTGCTGCTGCGCGGCGGCGGTGGCGGTCGTCTGCTGTTGCGTGGCCTGCGCGCTCTTCGTCGTCTCGGCGGACGCGGCCTTGATCTTGGCCTGCATCTCCTCGACGGTGATGCCGAGCCGCTTGGCCGCCGCCTCCATCGCCCGCATGCGGCTTTCGGATTCGACCAGCGGTTGGGAATTTACGTCGAACCCAAGAGAGGCGATGTTGTCGGTCATTGATCAACCTCCCTTTCGCTTGTGGGCTTTGCGTTCGGCTTGCGCGACGGCTGCGGCGTCAGCGAGCGCGCGTGACGGCGGCAGCGGTTCTGCCGGTTTGCTTTTGTCGGCGTGATAGTTGCGGAAGGCGCGGTCGATCTGGCGCAACGCATCGACTTCGCTGGGGCTGATGTTCACGGCCCGCAGCGTCGACCATGCCAGAATTTCCTGATGCGACAGCGGCCCCACGCCAAAGCCGATCTCGCGGCAGTCGGCGAGTTCGCCCCACCAGCGCCAGATGTAGGCCAGCGTTGGTGGCTCGCTCTCGTCGGCAAGCCGTTCGTCGTCGGTGAGAGCGAATTGACGGCCAGCATAGTCGACGAGTTCGTCTACGTGGCCTTGAAAAAATTTGATGCGTTGCCGATGAATTCATCGACCTGGCGGCGCAGCCAGCGCGTGGACGAATAAGCCTTGCGATAATTGTCCGCCGACGGTTTGGACGAGCCGTTGTCGCCGAACATCACGTCCCAGCTCAGGGTCGAATTGACGAGCAGATCGATCTCGTCCTTTTCGCTCATGATCGCGAGCAAGGGCTGGCGCGATCGCATCATCGCCTGCGCGCGCCGATCCTGGATTTTGCGCTGAAGCTCGATGAAACGGTCGCTCTCCTTGCCCACCAGCGTGATAGTGTAGGGCCGCCCGTCGTCGAAGCGCAGAACCTCGCCAGTGCCGGGATGCCGGACCTCCATGATCTGGCCCTGGTCCTCGGCTTTTGAGGCGAGATCGGCAAGATTGACCGAGCCGGTTGCTGCCTTCTCGGTCACTTGATCCTTGGCTGCGTCTGCCATGAAGAATTCCTCCTATTGTTGTTGTTGATTGTTACGCCGCCGCCGTCTGGATGATGGTGTCGGGCTCGATCTCGATCGACGTGTTGATGCGTTTGAGATCGTTCACGCCGCCGCCCGCCGTGGCGTAACCGTAGACGCGACCCTTGAACACGGTGCGCGTCGGGTTCAGCCCGCTGCCGATGTCGTTCTCTTCGATCTTGAAGTTGAACTTCGAGTTGCGATCGGCCGAGGCGGATCGCAGCGCGATCTGGCCGAGATCGGTGTCGTCGCGATTGAGCACGATGTCGCACGACGGCGCGAGTTGCGTGCCCTTGAGCTGGCGAGTGTAACCGTCGCCGATGCTTTCCAGCGCGATCTTGTTGAAGTTGGTGCCGCCGTAGACGCCGAGATTGGACAGGTTGCCCACCTCGACCCAGAGGATGTTGTCGGGTGACGGCACGAGCGTGCCGGTCCCGCCGATGTAGAGCTTGGTGCCGGCGATTGCGCCTGCGGTCATGACAAATCTCCAATGTTAGGGAAGGTGCCGCGTGAGCGCGGCTCGGTCGTACCGGCTCACGCCGGATGGGGAGCGAAGGTGATGTACGGAACGCTGACGGGGATCATCACCCAGGGGTCGTCCTTGATCATCGAGCCGCGAAATGGATGTCGCCACATCGCGACCGTGAAGCCGTCCTTGATCAGTTGCTGCCCGCGCGGGAATAGCTCGATGATGCGGGCAGCCAGACGCGCGGGCGCAAGTTCGCCCGAGCCCTGGCCGTAGAACACGCTGACTTGCAGCAACCCGTAGTGCTGCAGATCGGCGTTGTAGCCGATCGACGGCGAGAAGCTGTCGGCGGGAAGGAAGTCGGCCTTGAGCCAGAAGACGTTGCTGCCGACGGCGGGCGGCGTGAAGTTGATGTTCGGCAGCGCCAGCGGGATCGCGGGCGATAGGCAGAACGCCACCAGCCGGTTGAGAAGCGCCGACTCGATCGCGACTTCGACGGAGTCGGTCATGTGTCAGCCGCGCACCGGCGGACCGTAAACTTGCCAGCCGAGCAAGAGAAACAGCACGAAATTGAGCAACGCGCTGCCCTGTGCGCCGTAGCCGCCGACACTGCCCGGCGCGACGAACAGCGCCAAATAGAACACGGCCCAGATGATCATGATGACCCAGAAGATGATTCCGCGTGACATGGCTTAGACTCCCGCTCTGTTTTGCGCTTCTTGACAGACTTCGCTGACGATGCGCGGCCATTCCTGCGCCGAGATGCGCACGAATCCGGACGGCGCTTGTTTGCTGCTGCCGTATTCGAGAAAACCGACGTAGTTCGCGGTCCAGCCGACGAAGATGGTCTGGCCAATCTGCGCGCCGTTGATGACCAGCGAAACCTGCCCCGTCGTGTCGCCGTAGGCGCGCCCGCGCTCGCCGCGAAAGGCCACGTCGATCAGCGGCATGGATTCAAGCGAAGCGCGAATGGAGGCGCGTGCGAAGCCGGTGTCGACCGGGATGCGCTTCTGCGCTTGCGTCACCACGCGCTGCGTCGATTCGCGAAACACCGCCGTCATGCGGCGGCTGGATTGTCTGACCCAATCCGTGACATCTGCGCCAAATTGCAAATTGCTGACGGTCATTCGATGTTCGCCAAGAAGTCCACGCGCTCTTCGAGCCAGCACCGGCAATTGATGACTTCTTCCGGCGGGCCGTTGGGATCGCCGGGATAGCCGAGCAAATTGCCAGCGCCGGTCACGAACAATTCGTCGATGCCGACAGTTTCGCCGTCCATCGCGGCGTGGCTCTCGCGCGTGCGATTGTCTTTGGTGGCGCGCCAGGTCTTGCGCACGTCGGCGGGGTCAAGCCCGTTCTCGACGGCCTGCTGGAAGGCTTGGCGTTGCGCCTCGTGCAGCGAGGTCAATGCCTCGGTGCGCGCGATCGTCTCGGCGCGATACCGCAGCGCGCGGTTGCGATAGTTGGTCAACGCCGCGTTGATCGTGCTGTCGGGGATCGGTTCGCCGGTCTCGATGGCGCGGCGGATCGCGGGGTCGAAACGCGCATCGCGCAACGCGCGATCGAGCGCCGCCGGATCGAGATTGCGCAATTCCTCGGCGTAATTGGCGAGCCATTGCTCTTGCGAACTGGTCAGACCGATGAAGCCGCCCTCGCGGCGTCCAGTGGCGGGGTTGACGCGCCCGACGAGATTGAGCGCCATCGTGCGCGGGTTGTTGCCCGCCGCCATCCCGGTGGTCAGAAACGCGCGGATCATGTCGCGTTGATCGGCGATGATCTGCACGACCTTGGTCGACGATCGCTCGAACAGATAGCGTTCCGCCGTGGGATTGCGCACGTCAAATTGAAACACGGTGCGCAGCCCGGTGACGGGATCGCTCAAGACCGGCAGCGTCGAAGTGACGGCGTTGGCACCGGCTTCGAACATGCGCGAGATCGCGATGTCCCAGGGACGAAAGGCGATCGGATCGAGCTGCACGGCTTGCAGCGCCGTTTCGATGTCGCCGCGCGCCAATGCCTTCTCGATGTTGTCGAGTTGCGCGGCCGAACGCATGAGCGCGATCGACTCCATGAACGCGCGGCGCAACACCGGGTCCCAGAGCTCGATCAGCTTGTCGATGCGCGCGGTGCGCGTCGTTGCCACGTCAATGCACCGTGACGGGGGTAACGGTGATGTAGGTGACGCCAGCGATCACGATTTCGGTGCTCCAATGATAATCGTCGTGGCGCTGCCAGGTATGGCCGAGCGTGTCGGTGATCATCCCGACGGCGAATTCGAATTCGAAATAGATGTGTTCGTTGGCGGCGGGCAGCCGCACCGCCCTGGTCTCGATCACGAACGCACTTTCAGTTCCCACGTCGCCAGCGCGGGGTCGCTCGCCACCGCCATGACGGTGTAGATGGCGCTGCGGATGGTGATGCGGTCGTTCGGCAGCGGCGTCACGCCAAGCGTGGTCGCCAGAATGAGCACCTTGCGTTCGTTGAACTTGACGGTGCCATCGAGGCGAAAGCGTTCGGCGTAGTCCTCGACGATGGCCTTGCAGGTGTAGCTGGTCTCGGTCGGCACCGGCGGGTCGGCCGGGTCGGTGATCGTTCCCGCCACGTCGCGCGCGAGCGTCGCGTCGAGAAACAGGAACGACATCGCCTGCCCGATGGTGGCGGCAAGTGAGCCTTCGAGCGGGGATGTCATGTCAGCCCCTCACCGCCGTGCCTTGCAGTCCGCCGCCGCTGCCGGCGAGCAATCCGTCGAGAATGCCGTCGATCAGCGAGAACACCGCAAACGGCGTGGCGTTGGCTCCGTAGTCGATCTCGACCGAGCCAGCCTTGAGGCGCTTGGCCTGGCCGCCGCGATCGATGTCCGGCATGGTCGAGCCCGGCGATGCGAGTTCGCGCAACGCCAGCTCGCAGGTGGCGTCGATGATCTCGACCGGTATTTCGTCGGCGGCGATCACGTTGCCCGCATCGTCGGTGGCATTGGCGCGCGGCCATTCCAGGTTCTGGTCGCGGCCATTGGTGCGCGTGCCGGGAAACCGCTTGCGGTAGGTGGCGTCGAGCACTTGCGTCGCGCGCACCAGCGCCGTCTCGGTGTCGCCCACCGTCACGGTGTAATTGCGATCCTCGACATAGGTGTCGAAGTCGTCTTCCGACGCGTATGAGGTCGCGCCCGCAACGCCTGTCCCATCTTCAACGACGAAGGCCATTGCGCGTCACCTCGTCTTCACTTTGAGCTTGATGGATTGATCGTAGGTTCTGCCGCCCGTGGTCTCGATCCGGTTGACGAAGGTGTAGGTCGATCCTTCGGTGCCTCCACTGAGCCAGATCGTGGTGCCGCTGCGGTTCGGCAGATCGCCGATGGTGACGTTGTTGTCGAAGCTCTCGGCGATGTCGTTGATGCCGGTCGGCACGATCCACAACGACGTCGAGATCGCGTCGCTGTCGCCGAGCCGCGCGGTCCAATCGCAGATGAAGTCCTCGATCTCGTCGGGGTCCTTCTTCGCCGCCCATTTCAGAAAGGCCATGTTGCCGTCTCCCTTATTCTCGTGACGACAGCAACGCGATTGTCCGCAGCGACGGTCACGATCCGGCTGGGCAGCGTGGTGGACGGATTGAACACGAACGGCACGTAAGCGCCGGTGCCGCTGGCATTGCCGACGGCAGAGATGATCGCCGCGCCCGCGCCCTGTGCGCCGCCTGCCCCGTCGGTCATGCGGCCTCCGCAGTCAGAACGGTGCGCGCGTCATCGAGCACGGTGACGATGCGATTGTCGGCGAGCGCATAGACGATGCGATCCGGATCGGTCGGCGACTTGATGATGGCGACGCCGTGCGCGACCGCCAATCCGCTCCCGGAAGCCTCGCCGACCGCCTCGCCCTGGCTGAGCGCGATGGCGAGCCCAAGTGCCGCACCGCTTCCCGTTGCCGCGCCGACCGCAGCCGCCGTGACGGCGCTGACAGCAGCGGCGGTGCCCGAACCGGATGCCGCGCCGATGGCTGCCGGGCTGGCAAGAGCAACGCCGCTCGCGGCACCCGATCCGGACGCCGCACCGATCGCTGCCTTGACGCGGACGCCGATCGCGGCGGCTGCGCCAGAGCCCGTGGCTGCCCCGATCGACGCTCGAACCACCGAGCCGATCGCCGCAGCGGTGCCGGAGCCGGTCGCGGCCCCGACCGATGACTTGATGGCAGTGATGGCACCGCTTGCAGTGCCCAAACCGGTGGCTGCGCCAACAGCGGCGGCGGTGGCCGCGCCGACGGCTTGCGCGCTGCCAGTACCCGAGGCCGATCCGACGTTGACGCCGGCTTGCGCGCCCGTGCCGGACGTTGCGCCAGTGCCTGCGGCTGATCCTGCCGCCGCAGCGATGGTTGCGCCGGTCGCCGCTGCGGTGCCGGTGCCGGTGGCGCTGCCCGCCGCCGCAGTGCTCTTTTCTCCAATGCCTGTTGCGGTGCCCGAGCCGGTGGCGGCCCCGACGCTCGATTTGATCGCGGTGATGACGCCAGTGGCCGCGCCGCTCGAGGTGGCCGAACCCGTGGCGGCAGCGATCGAGCTGCCGGTGGCCGATGCAGCCCCGGTGCCCGAGGCCGCGCCGATCGCGACGCCCGCGACGCCCGAGGTGGCGGTGGCCACGCCCGTGCCGGTGGCCGAGCCTGCCGCAGCAGCAGTGACGGCACTGAGGGCGGAAGCCGCACCGCTGCCGCTGGCAGAACCCACCGAGGCGGCTGTGGTCGCCCCGATCGCGGCGGCCGTGCCCGTGCCAGTGGCCGAGCCGACCGATGATTTGATGGCGGTGGCGGTCGCCGCAGCGGTGCCGGTGCCGGTGGCCGCGCCCGTGGCGGCGTTGGTCGATGCCCCGATGCCAGCAGCCGCGCCAGACCCGCTGGCAGCGCCCGTGGCTGCGCTAGTCTTGGCACCTATGCCGGTGGCCGCACCTGTGCCGCTGGCCGCACCAGTGGCCGCCGCTGTGGCTGCAGCGGTGCCGGTCGCGGTGCCTGATCCCGTCGCCGTCCCGACGGCAGCCGCGATCGCCGCTCCGGTGGCCGCGCCGGTTCCGGTGCCGGTCGCCGATCCGACAGCCGATGAGATCGTGGCCGCGACCGAGCCGACGCCGCTGGCCGCGCCGGTCCCGGCGGCGGCCCCGACGGCGCTTGAAATCGCGGTCCCGGCGGCAGATGCCGCGCCAGTGCCACTGGCAGCGCCCGTGGCAGCGTCCGTGGCCGCGCCGGTAGCCGAACCCGCGCCCGAGCCGGTTGCGCTACCAGCGGCCGCCGCTGTGGCTGCGCCGACGCCTGTGGCAACACCCGAGCCGGTGGCAGAGCCGACGCCGGATTGCGTCTGAACCGAAAGCCCGACCCCGCTGGCCGCGCCGCTGCCTGATGCCGCGCCCACCGACGACTTGATCGCGGTGCCCGATGCGGCGGCGGTTCCCGTGCCCGTTGCCGAGCCGGTCGCGGCGGCGGTGGCCGCGCCGATCCCTGTTCCTGTTCCTGTTCCTGTCGCCGAGCCGGTCGAGGCGGCGGTCGACGCGCCGACGCCCGTGGCCGCGCCTGAACCTGTGGCCGCGCCGGTCGACGCGGCGGTCTTGTTGCCGACGGCGGCGGCGGTGCCCGAACCGCTGGCCGAGCCAGCGGCGGCGGCGAACGCGACGCTGGTGGCGCTGGCTGCGCCCGTTCCGCTCGCGGCTCCTGCCGCTGCGGCGATCGAGGCTCCGACGCCGGTCGCGGTGCCGGTGCCGCTGGCAGCGCCGGTCGCGGCAGACGTCTTGTTGCCGACTGCCGCTGCCGTGCCCGAGCCGGTGGCACTGCCGGTGGCGGCGGCGGTGGAATTGCCGACGGCGGCGGCGGTGCCTGAGCCGGTAGCCGCGCCGACGGCGGATGTGGTGGTGCCGGTGGCGACAGCCTCGCCAACAGCGAGCGCGACGCCCGAGCCCGTCGCGCTGCCGACAGCGGCAGCGATCGAGGCCCCGACGGCGGCTGCGCTGCCCGTCCCGTCCGCGTCGCCAACACCGTTCGCAAAGGCGACGCCGACAGCGGCGGCGCTGCCGAACCCATCGGCGTCGGCGTCCGCCTCGACGATCGGCGTCTTGTATTGGTAGGCGTAGAGAAACAGCGCCTTGCGGGCGTTGGTGCCGGACGCGATGCCCGCGACCGAGAACCCGCTGGTGTCGCGGCCGAGATTGTACCACGCCGAAATGCTGACGTTGGTGGCAGCGGTGGAGCCGCTGGTGGCGCTGTTGATCCAACTGACGCCGGAGACGGCGCTGTCTCCGGTCGCGATAGTGATCGCGCCCTCCTGCGCGATGCTCCAGAGATAGAGATAATCGCCGCGCGCGAGTCCGGCGAGCGTTGCGCTGATGCCAGCGACGCCGCTGGTGACGATGCCGGTCTCGTCGCCGAGCACCAGCGAGCCGGTGACGATGCCCTCGAAGACGCCGCCGAGAAACGCTCTCGCAACAACGCCGCTGCTGAACGGCACGCCGCTGGAATGACCGGCGACGAAGCTGACGGTCGAGGCCGATCCGGTGGCGGACTTCCCCGTCGTCTGCTGAACGAAGATGCTGTGAACGATGCCGCTCTGCACCGTGCTCGCGCCGACGCGAATGCTTTGCGTCGGTGCCCACGAGGTGAGCGTGCCCGCCGGGATCGGAGCCGACAGCGTGACGGCGTTGACCGTGAAGGTGCCGTCGGCACCGGTGCAGCGGCCGGGATCATAGACGCCGTAGGCAACGACGACGTCGCCGGTGCCGATCTGCAAGCCGCTGGTCATCGCCGCAGAAGCGACGATGCCGGTGGCCTTGAAGACGGTGCCGAAGGCGAATGTAAACGTCGGCGAAGCCATGACGCGTCAATCCATTCTCGGCACGCAGGTGGCTCTCAGACTGCCCATTCCTCCGACGACGGGTCCGAGAAATTCAAAATGCTCGCTGAGCAAATCTCCCCACCATTTGCCGTCCATCGGCGGATGAGCCGCAGCGATCTCGGCGATCCAGCCCTCGTTGGCGGGGCGATCGACGATCTCGAAATAAGCGACGCGACGCGTCAGCTTGGCGATGTCCTTGAGCACGGCATTGAGCGAGGCGAACTCGACGTGCTCCAGCACGTTGACGCACACCACGATGTCGGCTGGTTCCGGCGTCTGATCCTTTCCCGGCACGCCGGGGTCGTATTGCTTGATCGGCTTGCCGAGCGTCTTCGCCAGTTCGCCCTTGCCGCAGCCGTAGTCGAGAACGTCGTCGCTGCCGATCGCGCGCATCAGCAGCGCGACCGCCTTGTTGTGCAGGCTGCCGCGACCGAATTGACCGTCGATCTGATGCAGCCAACGCAGCGTGTCGCGGTAGTCGTCGCTGATCAGCGCGTTGCTCTGCACCACGCCATCGAGGAAGATCGTCGGCTCCCAGCCGATCGGCTTCCACCATCGCTTGCGAACGACGCCGCCGTCCTTGCCTAATAGATTGATCCGCTCGGAAAACAGATTCTCGCCATGCGTGGTGAAGCGGCAAATCTGGCCGCGATCGAGCATGAACTTGAACATCTCCTCGGCGGCGTTGAGCATCATCTCCGAGGTGAGAAATCTCTTGCCGTTGCACTCGACCTCGAAGGCGCGATGCGGCGCGCTCGGGTGCGGCCCCGCCCACGAGGCTCCCGGCTCGTAGCTGCAATCCATGCCGTAGAGCTCGAAGCGGTGAAAGCCGAGGCAGTGCCCCACCGCCAGCGCGCGCAATCCGGCGGTCGATCCGCCGAACAGCACGATGCCGTCGTTCTCGACCTCCTCGATGATGTCGCAATCGTCGCGATCGTCGCCGCCCTTGGCGTGCCACAGCAGCACCCGATGAGTGGCGAGTTGATCGAACAAGACGGCGTTGCACACCGACGAGATGCAATACGTCGTCTGATGACAGGGATGGCGAAGAAACTTGGCCTTGTGCGGGCGCGGATCGTACTCGACGTGATAGGTCGGGATGATCTTGCGCGAGATCAGAAAGTCGTGCGCGCCCGATGTGGTGCAAACGAACGGCGTCTTGATGTCGCGCCAGGTCTCCTTGAGCGACGGCCCGTAGCCGCAGATCGCCAGAACGTCATCGCGCGGCGGTAATGGTTTGAGACGTGGTAGATCGCGGCGAACGTTTTCCCGCATTCGCTGCAATCGCTCCTCGCCGTCGATCGCAACCGTGACCGCGAATTTCATCCACCACGCCACTCCTTGTCGCGCGCCGCCATGATGCGGCGGCGAACCTCGGCGGCGTCCGCGTCGAGATCGATCCCGGCCTTGACCGAGCTAAGCACCGCGTCTTCCATCGCCTCGCGCATGGCGATGCCCTGACGTTGCCGATGTGGCGATGCCTTGATCGAGATGCCCACCGCCATCACCACGCGCCCGGTCTCGCGTTCCTTGAGCCAGCGTTTGGAATATTGCTTGAGATATTTGGGCACGCGTTTGCTCTCCAGCCGTGCCAGATGCAGCAACGCGAGCATTTCATGATCGGTGGCGGGCTGTTGCCAGCCGGGGAACACCTCGGCCCACAACAGACGCGCCGCCGTCACGTCGAGTTCAAGCAGGCAGCGCGAGAACTCGTCGGAATGCTTCATTCGCGATAGCGCGCCTTGACCCGCACGCGCGCCGCCGAGATGCGCGCCCTGATCTCGTCAGGGTTCACGACGCCATCGAGCGCAGCCTGCTTGATGGCCTCGACCATCGCGGCCTGCATCTCGACGGCGTAGCGCGGGCGCGAGCGGCGCGCGCTTGCCGCCTGCGCGGAACCAACAGCTTCGACGATTGGCAAAGCGTCCTCCCTCTGCGTTAGTCGAGCGTGATCGTCGTCGCGGTGGTGAGGCGCGGCGTGATGCCCGAACCGGTGGTGATGTTGGGTGTGACCGTTCCCGACCACAGGATCGCGCTGGCACCGCCGCCGGACTTGCCGGTGGAGAAGAACGACACCACGTCGGACGATGACGTGCCCGCCGGGAAGTCGATGTTGGAAACCGGCGAGACGAGGCCGGGTGCGTCAGGCGAAACCACCGAGCCGAGCAGCGACCAGGCCGCCGTGGTGCGCGCCACGTTGACGCGCGTGTACGACGTGTAAGTCGTCTCGGAGGTGTTCTGAAAGCCCTGGTCGGTGGGGTCTGCGGTGTGCAGGGCGATGACGATGTTGGTCTCGGGCGTACCGGCAGCGTTGTCGGCGTAGTTCGCCCAAGCCACGGCCCTGAAGATCAGATTCAGGATCGCGCTTTCGGTCAAGTTAGAGATGGTCATGATGGGGGTTCCTTGGCGGCTGCACTGAGAGCCGAGATCATGGATGCTCGATCGAGCGTGTCGAAAATGATGCCGCGCGCGTGCGCAAGTTCGGTGAGTTGCTTGTTGCTGAGACGCATCAACTCGCGCGTGGTCACGGGCGCGGTCTTGAGCGGATCGACGGCCATAACTTCTGGGGCTTGCGCATCGGGCAAAGCCGGAACGTCATCGCGCGTGAGGTGTTCGACATGAATGCCAGCACCCGCGTAGGCGATCCGGATGCGAGCGGCGTGGGTCGGATGCACGGACGGCATCATCACCACGCGCTCGCACGACTCGATGTCACCCGCGAACACCGAAGCGTCGCGGGTGACGGCCTTGCCGCCTTTTGCTCGCATTGCCAGCGCGAGTTGCTTGGCTTGCGCGAAGTCGTTGCCCCAGAAGAAGATGGCCGAGGTCTGCATAATTCCTCCACGTTTGTTATTAGGTCGAGGTGATCACCACGCCGGCGCGGTCCTTCATGTCGGCGAATGCGGTGTCCCAGTTCGAGCCGTCTCGCATGGTGGCGGCGAGCGGGTTGGCGGCACCGTTGGTGATGTCCCACTTGAAGCCCTTGAGCCCCAAATTGTAGGCGAACTCACCCTGGTAGCGGATGCCGAGGGTCTGCAGGCCGGTGACGTCCTGGATCACCACTTCCTGCTCCTCGGTGTTCTCCACCAGCGCTGCGCCCTCGACGAGGCCGAGCGTGTAGTATTGCTGCACGTCGGGCGATGAACCCCACAGCAGCGACGCCGAGTCGGTGACGACCACCGGGCGGCCCATGGTGATGGGCTGCGCGGACGCGACGTTGAAGTTCGACACGCCGACGATGTTCTGGGTGATCTGCGCGCGCACCAGGTCGAAGTAGACCTTGGAGTGCATGACCCAGCACACCACACGATCCGCACGATCGCCCATCTTGGCGAGCGCGCCGATCAGCGTGTCGGTGTCGAGCTTCCCGAGCGACGTCTGGGTGTAGTACGACGCCGTCACCTGCTTGAGCGCGGCGGCGAGGCCAAGCAATGCGGAATCGAGCATGTCGATCTGCATGGCGTTGGCGGCTTCCTCGGCGATGGTCGCCGCGAACAATGCGGGGTTGAACTGACCGCCGAGCAGCTTCTTGTACGAGTCCCGTGTCTGCATCACCGGGCCGATCTTGCGGCTCAGTTTGACCGACACGTACTCTTCCATCGACACGCCGAGATCGGTGAGCGTGGCGATCGAGGTGTTGTCACGGCGCGACACCAGCCCGGTCACGTTCTTGAAGAACGAGCTTTGGGCGTAGTTGCCGGGTCGGGACTGCGTCGCGATGCGGAGACAATTGTTCGAAGCTGCACCGAAGGCGTTGCCGTTCTGCGCGAGCAGTTCGGCGATCCGCGTCTTGGTAAAGTCCTCGTAAATCTTGAAGTCGGAGGCGAGAGAGGTAACCATTTCAATGTGCCCTTGTGGTTGGGCATCCCCAGCATCGCGCTAGTGCGATCCCGTCATTCGGCCGGTAACGCGTTGTAGGCTTTGAGGCCTGCCTCGGCACCGCCTGGGAATGAGTTGATGAATTGAGCGATCTTGACGGCGCTGTCCTTGCCCATCAGGTCCGCTTTGCTCTTGACGCCGTTGTGAGGCTTGCCGCTCGCGCCGCCGGTGGACTTCGCGCCACCGCCGGAGTTGCCGCTGCCTTCGAAGATGCCGGCGTATTCTTCTTGCGTAGAAAGATCGGCAAGCAGCTCGGGAATGGTCATGAGCTTGCCGTCGTTGGGGCCGCTGAGGTTGAAGCGCGGCGTGCCGTTCTCGTCGATCACGACGAACTTGGCTTGACCGTCCTCGTGTTCGATGCGCACCATCGCACGCACGATCGGCCGCAGCGGGCCCATCTTGCCTTTGACGGAGACGATGGCGCGGTCGATGACGCCGTTGAGGCGATCTTGCTCGCGCTCTTGCTTGAGCTGAGCAGCCTCGGCGCGCGCGTCAGCGGCTTCCTTCTGCGCTTTGGTGATGGTGGCCTGGTTCTTTTCCAGCCATTGCGCCTTCAGAGTCTCGAAATCGCCTTTGCTCTCCAGCCGCAGCGATTCCAACTCTTCCAGCTTCTCGGACATCGCCTGAATTTCCTCGGGCGTCTTGCCGAGCTTCTTCCAGTTGTCGATCTCCTTGTTGCGCTCGCGCTCGGCGCGGCGGGCCGCATCGAGGTTCTTCTTGAGCGCGGTGGTGTCTTCTGGCTTGAAGTCGTCCAGCACGAGGTGAAACTTGCCCTCCTTCTCTTCGTAAAGCGGGCGAAGCGGCTCCTCGACGTCCTCGATCTTCTCGATGACCATCTTCATTGCAGTCAGCCTTTGTCCCGATGTTGGTTGGGCCTCAACGCCCACCGAACCGTGCGCCTCAACGCGCTTGGCTCAGCCATTCGGTGTCAGGAGCACCGAGCAATTGTTGCGTCCAGCCTGAGAGGCTGCGCACGTTTGGCTTGATCTTCGACGCCATCTGCGTCCAGGCGTCGGCGAAGCAATCGCGCTGCGTCCAGGTCTTGCCGCGCGCGAAATGATTGCCGTCGCGTTCCATCGGCACGCCCGCAAGCACGACGCGATCGTGGCCGTCGTCGAGCGCCACCTTGACCGCGAACAGGCCGGACGATCCGGATGACGTCATGTTCGGCCAGCGATACGACACGCGGCGATCGCACGGATGTTCCCAATGCAAGCCGAGTTCGTCGATCAGCGGGCCGACGATCTCGAAGCTGTCAGGCAGGTTGATCTTCGCGCGCTCGGCGCGGTAGCGCGCCATGTATTCGGGATGCAGCGTGATCCAGTGGAAATAACCCTGATCCCAATGGATGCCCGCCATCTTGACGACGTAGAAGGCGTCGAACGTAGCGAGCTTTTGCGCCGCCTCGACTTCGTTCCAGACGCTATCGGCGCAACCGACGACCAGCGCGCGCGTCAAAAACGCGACCAGGATTTCACCGGACGATCCGCAAGGCCGAGGTCGACCAGATCAAAGCGCGGCTTGCGGTGAATTTCGTACAGCTTGGCCTTCAACGGATCGTTGTCGGGAATGCGCGGACGGCCGTCGAAATTGTCGAACTTGCCGTTCGGCAGATCAGCGGGCGTCGTGTAGCGGCGAAACGGATGCATCTTTTGTTCGGTCATGTCAGCAATCGCCATAAAGTCCCATCGACGAGCTCGCGCTCGTTGAACTGTGAATAAGCTAATGAATTCGCCCATGCCTGGCGCTCCGGGTAAAACGGCTTCTCGATCAATCGCAAACCAACGTGGCCCACCAGCGCGGCGGCGGACGACTCGTCGACATAGACCGGCGTGCCCATGATCACTGCCTCGACGGCGGCGATGCTGCCGTGCGTCACCAGCGCGTGCGCACCCTCGAGGTCGGCGCGCAGATCGCGCTTGCTCTCCTTGTCGCGGATGACGAGTTGGCGATCGGTTCGCAGCGATAACTCGTAGACCGTCTCGTCGGTCCATTTCTCGATGCCGTGAAAGGCGAGATACGACTTCGACGGGCGCGCCACGACGATGTGCTTGCCGCCCTTGCGCCAGGGCATCAGCGGCGTGTTGAGCGCGCGCCAGCGATCGTCGGGTACGGCGCGCACCAGCGGAAGCTGAAACGAATTGCAGTGCCAGCGGTAATAACCGCCGTCGTCGCCGCGCGGCAGCCACGTTGCGAACACGCGCCGAGCATAGCCGCGATCCCAATAAATCCACGGGCGGCCGGACGCTCGCCAAGTATCGATGAGCGGGCGGAGGTAGATCGAGCACCCAACGATCGGAATGAGTTCGGGTGCCAACTGGCCGAGCGTGGTGTGATCCTTTGTGGTCGCGCCGCCGAGAGCGACGATCTTGCTGCCGATGCGGTGAAACAGATCGGCCTTGAACTTCTGCAGTTCCGGCGGAATGTAGAAACAAACACTGGCGGGGTTCACGCCAATATGCGGATCAGCAGAACGACAACCAGCACCGTCAGCAGCAGACCGATCCATCGCGAGGCATCCCACCACGGGCGATCGATCACCTGCGACTGGCCTTGCGCTTCTCGGACATGGCGATGGCGATGGCCTGCTTGCGGCTCGTCACCATCGGACCCTTCTTCGATCCGCTGTGAAGTTTGCCTGACGCGTATTCGTGGAAAACCTTCTTGAGCTTCTTGTCGCCCTTCGACATTTTTTTCTTTGCCATCGACGCCTCCTCTACTTGCAGCACAGAACCAAGGCTTCCTCGGCGGTGAATCCCTCGCGAATGTAGGCGAGATAAACCGTGCGCCGCAGCTTGGCGACGGTCGCGGCGTTGGCGCAGATCGCGTCCATGTCCTTGCGGAGTTGATCGCCGACGCGTTCGACCTCGGACTTGCTCTTCGCGTCGTTCATGCTCACGACGCGCGGCCCTGTCGGCTTCTCGGTGTCGTCGGTCATGCGGCCTCCGGGGTGCAGGGATAATTCTTGTGCCAGTTGTCGGCGACCCAATTCAATTTCGTGAATTGCGATGGATCGCGATGCCCTGGGAACACCACCAGCCGCGCGTTGTTCGGCAGATTGTCGCCCTTTGGCCAGCCCGGCTTGTGCATCGCATAGACGCCGTCGCGTTCGGGCGTCCAGGCTGCCGCCTTCGGTATCTTGTGCCAAAGCCAGCCCTGATCGTCGGGGAATTCGTGATGCGGGATCAACCCGCTGAGATCATCCCAATGCGACGACAGCTTGGCGAAGTCGAGCCATATCTCGGGATGCGCGCCGGCAGCCAGCATGAAGATCGAGCAATTGTACGGGCACGGATTGGCGTGATGGACGCCCTGCAAGATCACGAAATCCTCGGCGCGATCGAACAAGGGATCAAGCTCGCCAACGACAACGCTGTCGAGGTCCATACAGACGAGGCGTGTAATCCCACGATTCTGTTGCCAGCCGGGATCAAAGAGACGCAGACGTACAAAGCACGAGCGTCCAATGAGCACCGGGTCCTTGATGGCGTGTCGCTCAATTCCTCCGGAAAAATTGACCTCACGCTCGCGCTCCGTGATGCAGAAGAACCTGTACGGCTGCTTGAGATGGCGCGCGACGCCCGCCGCCAGCCGCTCGACGTATTCCGGCGTGTACTTGTCGCCCCACAGATACGTGACGATCGTCAGCATCAGTAGCCGTACACGGCCTTGATCCAGAACATATGGACCGGCCATGCCTTCGGGTGACTGCCTTGCATGCACCAAAGAACGCGATGACGGAAGATCGCCAGCTCGCGCAGGACTTTCATCGTCATCATGTCATGCTTCCTTCGTCGTTGACGGTTCCGGCATGCGCGCGGGGATGCCGACGCAGGCCATCTTGGCGTCATGCTTGTCGTCCGAACGGTGCTCGACCAGCATCTCGACGTATCGCGCAGCGGCCTCTTCGCAGGCTTTGTCGTCGTCGAACTGCCCGACGATGGCAGGGCCCAATGCGGCGCGGAGAATCAGCACGTAGATCATATCCCTGATCCGGGAATGAAACATCTGATCGTCGGCGTCGGAACGCCATCCATCGACCACAGCGTCTGATACCAGACCTGCGCCACGCCGATCTTGTTGGGCACCTTGAGAACCTTGTCGTCGGGAACGACCCAATATTTGCTGTAGAGCAGAACGCGATATTGCCCGTCTTTGGTGTCGTAGATGGCATCGAAGCCATCGCGTCCGTCGCAGCACGTCGCACCGGAATCGTTCTTGAGCCCGCGCATCCACTGCTCATTCTCCTCGCCCATCTGAGCGAAATGCTCGGGCGAATGCGCGAACGCCTGCGCCGTCGAAGCGATGACGACGGTGGCGGCGAGGAAGCGAAGCAATTACTTGCCTCGCATCACCTTGCGGCCGGAACCGCCGTGCGCGGGCATCTTGCGCACCGCGCCCTTGGGCATGACCTTCGATTTGCCCATCATGGCGGCGTCAACCACTGGATGTCCGGTTTTGCGGATCGATCCGCTCCCGCCCGTCGCCCCGGTTTTCGGATTTGGTGTTCTGAGAAAGCCCATCGCGATATTCCTTCCATACTTGAAAGTGCCGCCTGATCGTGCCGAGATCGTCGTCATCCCAAAGCATGAACTGCTCCGGGCCGCACCACGGCGCGTTGGTGCCGTATGGCATTCCGTATTTGCGCATCACCTCGCGCTGATCCGAGCCGCGACCGTTGGCGAACACCATGCACGGGTAGGCCGACAGCGAGCACATCACCATCGGCCCGTTGCTGACGCCGAAATTCATCTCGGCCCCGGCATAGAACGCCATGCGCTGATAAATGTGAATCGGCTTGACGTCGTAATCCTCGATCACGAACGCGCCGATCTCCTCGGCGAACGTGCGCCACGCATACTCGTTGCTGTTGCGGAACGGACTCTTGCGCTTCTGTTGGCGCAGCGTGACGGTGTAGCGCTCGTGCGCGGGCAGCCACAACGATTTGAGCCGTGGCAGCGGCGCTAGTTTCGCCGCCTTGACGAGATGGCCGAGGCGCGAGCAGCCAACACCAAGTCGTTCACCGTCGGACCCTTCACGCGACGGCAACCCAAGCAGCGCGGGGCCGGGCGCAATAATACTTTCGAACCGGCGACGAACCACTTCGGGCGACCAAGGCGTGACCAACTGAGGCGAGGTGTCGAACGTGATCTCGGTCGCACCAAGCGATTTGACCCTCACCAGCCAGCCATAGAAATCGAACGAGATCAGTTCGCGCGAGAGATCGTAACAGAATGTCGTCATCGCACCCACAACACGCCGATGCCATTGTCCTGGCGGTCCTTCCTGATCTCGACGTTGGTGTAACCGCCCTTGATCGAGTCCCAGAACTGCGGTGCGTCGATCGGCACCGTCCAAGGTCTGTCGCGAAAGAAGCCGATGTCGTGAAACGCCACCATCTTTCCCATCGGGCCGTAGTTCGCCCAATCCTTTTCGAGATAGGGCAAGGTGTGGTTGGCGTCGATGAACACCACGTCGAACGGTCCGAGTCTGGCGGCTTGTTCGACCACCTTGACGTCGGTGCTGTCGCCCCAGATCGTCATCGCCTCGTGACCCATGCCGTTGAGACGTTCGATGCACGACACCAGCGACGGGCGCGAGCGATCCCAGGCAATGGTGCCCTTCGGCAAGTCGATCGCGACGATGGTGGATTGCGGGCGCAGCGCCTGCGCGACGCGCCAGAGCGAGCCACCGAACTTTGCGCCGACTTCCAAATAGCTCGACGCGCCCATATCGCGCACCAGGTCGACGAAGGCGGCTAACTCCGCCTCATGCTGCAGGACTTCCCGCTCGTAGAGAATCGAACTCACGCAGCATGCCCTCCAACGTGGGTTTTTCCCAGATCAGTTTCTGTTGCGGCAGGAACCACGGCACCTGATCGCCGGGTTCGATGGCGTGACCGCTGAAACTCTTGCGCGTCAATTCGGGATCGCAGGAGATCGCGAACGGATACGGGGTGTAATACAGCATCGCCAGCGGGCCATTGACCACGCCGAAGTTCATGCGCGCGCCCGCGTACAGCGCCACCCGCTCGTGCAGCCCGATCGCCTCGCGCGTGGTGTCCTCGATCACGGTCGCGCCGATCTTGGCGGCGAATTCGAGCCACATCTCGCGATCGGAATTCTTGTGTGGATTGTGGAACGTCTCGCGGATGGTGACAGTGTAATCGGCGGGACCGGGCGGCAGCACCGAACGCAGGCGCGGCAATTGCTTTCCCGTTTTCACGAGGTCTTCCGTCAGCAGATGAAGCTGCACCGATCCGATTTTGTAGTCGCCCTCGTTGGCGACACGGCAAGGCAGATCAGCGAGCGCGACGCCGGGCCAGATGTAGTTGCGGAACCGCTTCAGGCTTTCTGCGATCGGCCACTTGCTTTGCCGCATCGGCTCGACGCGGAACGTGATCTCGGTGGCACCGAGCAGCTTGACGTGAACGAGCCAATTGAAGAAGTCGTAGGTGGTCGGCCGCGTGATCAACGCCATGTCATAGAGCGCGATCACTGAGCCACCTTCCAGCCATGTCGACGAGCGCTCCCAGGATCAACCCACAGACGCCTAGCGCGATCATCCAAAGGCCGATTTGCGTCACTTCGCTCACTTGTTCCTCTCGAATTCTTCCATCAACCGATCCATCGTTGCCGTCGCCCACACCATGCGCTGATTCGGCAACATCCAAGGAACTTGATCGCCGATCTCGGTGTCTTGCCTTTTCCAATCCGGACCGTTCAGCACCGGATCGCAGAACATTGTCATCGGGTAATCGGTCCACCAGAGCATCGAGAACGGGCCGTTGGGCACACCGAAGTTCATTTCCGCGCCAGCATAGATGGCCACGCGTTGGTGGAGACCGATGGAGGCGCGCGACGTGTCCTCGATGATGCGCGCGCCGATGCGGTTTGCGAATTTGCGCCATACCGGCGCGGAATTCTTCTGCGGCTCCCAGAACGTGTCCCGGATCGTCACCGTGTATCGCACCTGCGAATTGATCGGCGGGAGCACGCTGCGCAAACGCGGCATCTGCTTTCCCGACGCCTGCACGTCGCGCCAGAGGTCGGCCATGAGGTGCGAGCCGATGACGCGGTCGCCGTCGTCCCCGAGGCGCGCGGGCAGGCCAGCGAGTGCGGGCCCCGGCAGCATGAAATTGTCGAGCCGGTCGAACGTCTCCTTGCGCGGCCATTTCTTCCGCATCAACAGCTTCGAGGACGTGGAGAACGTGATCTGCGTCGCGCCCAGCACCCGTACGTGCGTCAGCCAGTTGAAAAAGTCGTAGGTTGGCAGGCGACGGTGAAGATCGTAACAGCAGATCAAGCCGTCACCTTGGCCTTGTCGGGCACCCCGGACGGAATCGCGCCGTACAGGGCGGTTCGCTCAACCAGGATAGTGCTGTGGGCGGCCTCAGCGGCGCGCTGATACTGGGGAACGATCTCTCCTGGGCTGTCTAGGCGTACGATCTTGACCGTTCTCAGCATGCGCCGGAAGGCCTCGGTGAAATCATCGTCGTGCTGCGGTCCGGGGTCGAACGGGTGCGTCACCGGCACCGCCACCCGGATGATGACCCGCGGGTTGAAGCCGCCGTTTGAATAGATCGGGATGCGATCGAGGTGGTTCACGAGTTGGTTCGCCGCCAGCAGCATGAAATTCCAGCGCGGAAAGATACAGATCGGCAACCGGCCTTCGAGCGCCAGCCCGGTGCAAAAGCCCAACTGGAAGTCCTCGGCCACCGGGAATTCGAGCAGTCTCTCCTCGGGCACGTGGGCGAGCGTATCGGTCATCGTCGTACCCGCGCAGCCGACGCCCTGGCCGACGAAGATGGTGCGCGGGTCGTGCGCGAGCCAACGCATCGCGCGGCAAAGCTGATCGAAATACGGCGTCATTGTATCTTTCGTTGTCGCAGATATTTGGCGAACTCGCGACATTCTTCGGCGGCTGGCGGATCGCAGTCGCCGATAAGATCGGCGAGATGATCGAGCTCCTCGGCTTTGATCAACGTGCCGGTCCAGTCGAGCACGTGGGCGATCGCGGCTTCGAAATGCGCGTTGTAGCTCAGAAGCGCACCCATGCGCCGATACCGCTGTGCGGGCGCGACAGTTTGTAGCTGTAACGCTGCACGTCGAACACCGGCTGTCTATGCAATCCCCACGACTCTTGCGTCGGCGTCATCACGCTCAAGCCATTGTCTTCCACGACCCAACTCACGGGCAGATGATGGTGCGCGGCATATTTGCGCGCCTCGTGAACGATGCCGCTCTCCCAACTCATGTCACCGACGAACACGTAAACCGCTTCGTCGCCGCCGCGCGCCTTGATCGCATAACCGAGCCCGACCGCGATCGGCGCGATGCCGCCAACGATCCCGGAACACAAGACCCGATAGGCCGGGAACGTCAGGCTGACAGAGCGGCCGGCTAGGATAGCCGCCTTCAACTCGATCGGTGGAACGCCCTTGAGCAGGCAATGGTAGTGGCTGCGCCAGCCGCACAACACCCAATCCTGCGGACGAATGTCGGCGAATATCCTGAACAGTTGATCTTCGTTACCGCCGCCGAGATGGATTGGAGCCTTGATGGCACCGGTCGCGAACACCTCCGCGATGTCGGCCTCGAAGGCGAGCAGTTCATCAACGGTCACGCCACCGATCCTTGATCCGGCGCATCGGCACGTCGTCCTTCCAGAACGAAGTCGGGTGAAAAAAGCCGAACACGACCAGCGCCAGCACCGCGATGTAGGGCAGCAAGATCAGGAAACTCATTTCTGCTCTCCCTTGCATGGCGCTTGAGCAAACTTGAACCCTCTCGGAGTACTAGCAGCGGCGGCGAAATATGCGGGCCAAAAAACAACCGCCGTGGCCATCTTGTCGAGGTTGATGTCGGGAATGTCATTGGGACACTGTACGGCTGAACCTCCTATCGCTACGCCAGCCACCCAGCAACCATACAAAAAGTAAATGACGAGGAATGCCCTCAATCGCGCCTCCAGATGCAGCTTGGCCCCGAGCGGATGCCGCGATCGCCGGAAATTTCGGTGCGATGAATCAGTCGCAAGCCCGCGCGTTGCATGTCCTTGTCGACCTGCGCGCAGTCGACGTCGTCGCCGCGCCATGCGAAATACTTGATGGTCTTGCGGCCTAGATGCGTCATGAATTCGGACAACTG